GAGGTTTTTGCCCCACCCTCGCTCCCCTGCCTGCGGTTGGTGTCTTCCATCCTGCCGTCATCCATCGATAAAGACTACTGAACAACCTCTTGCACGTCACATGTGACGTGTGGCAGTCTCAGCGCATGCCGGACACCACACATGACGTGTCAAGCAGCATCAGACACGGCGATTCCGCCGTGTCGTCGGTATCCGTCCGCTGGACCATGGTCAAGCAGGCACTCGGCGTCACCCGCAACGAAGACGCCGCCACTGCCTGCGGCGTGCCGCTGCGCACCCTCGACCGCCTGTTCGAGCGACCTGACCGCAGCCTGATTCGCAACGCGAGAGCAGTCACCGCCGCGACCGGCATCACCCTGGAAGAACTGATCGCCTGCCAACGCCGCCCTGCGCTGAGCGAGGCGGCATGAGCACCAAGCCAATCCTCGTCACCGACGAGCATTGGATGATCCGGGTCGCCGTCGACGCAGCCCCCGAGTTGTCGTCCGACGCGATCGACAAGCTGCGGCGCGTTTTCGCACCAGCCCATCCGGCCAGCCCGACCTCGGCTGCCCAGCCGAGCCGGCGGGCCGCATGACGAAGGTCAACAGCAGTAAGTGAGCCCCCGCCGCTGCCACGGCGAAGGGCTCGACACCCGCACCAACCAACCGCCAGAAGGAGAAGCAAGTGCAGATGAACACCGATCGTACCGACCGCCCCGGCTCCGCCGCCGAGCCGCGGACCCGGGAGGTTCAGGCCGGCGACCTGACCGCCGGCATGAACATCCTCTACGAGCTCGGCGCGGGCCTCGGTATCGAGCCCCTGACCGTGTCACGTGTCCGCAGCGACGGGGGCAGGATCGTCCTGGTCACGTTCGATCTCGTCGACGGCGAGGAGCCGTTCAACGTCGATGAGACTGTCACCGTCTGGGATGGCGCGGTTGCGCCGCTGGCGGAGCCGGGCTACATGTCCTGCCCGCGTGAGTGCGGGGTGGACGTGCGCGAGCACGCCTCGTCCGGCCTGATCGATGGCCGGTGCGACACGGACTACTGGCTGGCCCTTGCGGCTGACCTGCGTGCGGTGGCTGACCGGGTGGCCTCTCTCGCCGGCACGCCGGCCCCCGAGGTGCACGCGAGCCTGTCCCTGCGTGTCGGGTCGGTCGTCGAGGCTGGACACGAGGAGCGCCGGCCCGTGGTGGACGCGATCGCCGCCGCCCTTGGTGGGACGGCCGCGGACGTGCAGCCATCGCCGACGTGGTGGGCGCGCCAGGTGACCGCCAAGGTCGGTGGTCTTGGTGTCATCGTGTGGACCCTGCTTCCCGCCCCGGAGGCCCCGGAGACGGTGGCGCTGCGGGCCGAGGTGGCAGAGCTGCGCGCCCAACTCGCCGAGGGCGGCGCCCGGTGAACGCCCTCGACCCCGCCGACCCAGTGGACGCGGTGGTGCTGCGGCACGCCGAGTGGGATGCCGGCCAGCCGTCCAAACCCACGTGGCCACTCACGGCCGACGCCGCCGCCCCGGTCACCGTCCCTGACCTGTTGTGCGGCCATCTGCCTGGCGAGAGCTGCGACGACTCCTGCACCTACTGGCGGGGTGTTGCGACGGGCGAGTACCCGCCGCCGGAGGTCGAGCCGATGCTGCCGCCGCACTGCCCCGGCCTGGCCCCGCTGACTGATCCGGCGCTGCGGGGGGTGGCCTGACATGGCACGCATCGTCGTCTGGTACTCGGACGGAGCGGCAAGCGCCGTCGCAGCCAAGCTCACCATCACCCAACACGGCCACCACGACGTGGTGGTGGCTCGAATCGAGACCGGCAGCGAGCACCCCGACAACGCGCGGTTTCGCGCCCAGGTCGAGCGGCGGATCCAACACCCCATCGTCGAATTGAGATCAGCCGTCTACACGGATACGTGGGACGTCTGGGAGAGGACCCGCTATCTGGTCGGGCCGTCTGGTGCGCGTTGCACCGGCGAACTGAAAAAGAAAGTCCGATTCGCCTACCAGCGTCCCGACGACGTGCACGTGTTCGGATTCACCGCCGACCCCCGCGAGGTGAAGCGCGCGCAGCGGTTCCGTGAGCAGAACTTTGACCTGACCATCGCTACCCCGCTTATCGATCGAGGACTAACGAAGGGCGACTGTCTCGGCGTGCTCGACAGCCTCGGTATCGAGCTGTCGTGGATGTACCGGCACGGCTACCGCAACAACAACTGCATTGGCTGTGTCAAGGGCGGCATCGGCTACTGGAACAAGATCCGCCGCGACTTCCCCGAGGTGTTCGCGCGGATGGCCCAGCTGGAACAACGCATCGGCGCGACGGTACTGCGGGAGAAGCCCGCCGGGGGCGGTCCGAGCCAGCCCTTGCCACTGGCCACACTCGACCCGAGCCGGGGCAGCCACGCCGACGAACCGGACATCGAGTGCTCCGTTTTGTGCGCGGCGGCGGCTGAGGAGCTAAGTCCCGCTGAGGCGGTGGCGTCATGAGCCGCACTCGCCCCACCACCGACCTGCCCATCCACTCCGGTCCCGGGGTGTGCCCCGGCTGCCTGGCCGTCCCCGGCCGTACCCATGGCCCGGCGTGTCCGGCGGTGGAGGGTGCCCGTCACGCTGCCGCGCCGCATCCGCACGCGGACACCGTCCGCATCGTGACTGCCCTGCTGGTCGGCGTGCCCCTCGGTGTCGGCCTGTACCTCCTGGCCGCCCTGCTGATCTGGAGCCTCACGTGACCACCACTGACGACATCGTGCGGGAGCTGGCCGCCGAGCTGGATAAGGCGTACCGCGAGCGGGCCCGCCTCGAAGACGAGCTGGACGTGGCCACGGCCGCCTATGAGCGGCGTACCCGGCAGCTCGGCCGCGCCCGGCGTACCCGGCAGCTAGGCCAGTGGCGGGCCCTGTCTCAACGTCTGTCCGCCGGCCTGCGGCAGGCTCACGCCGACCGAGACCAGGCCGTCAGCACCTCCCAGCGGCTGCGGGTGGGCCTGGTGGCCGCGCGGGAGAAAGCCGCGGCGTACCCGGCGCATGTGATCGAGGCCGGTGGACCTGACCACTACGCCGCCGGGCAGGCCCAGGCACTACACGCGGCGATCCTCGCGGCCGACTGGGACGCCGTCCGACAGATCGCCGCCGACCCGTGGACTGCGGGAGACGACGTGGACACGGCGCGGGGCGCGCTGGCCGGCGCCGGCGAGCTGGGCGACCCCGATGTGGCTTGCGCCGCCGACGCTATTACCCCCACGAGAACATACGGGCACGCATGTCGGCCAGCCGCGCAGTCAAATGCCCGATGTGCAAAGCCGACTTCGCTACCGAATGCCAGTCCACCGGCGGCGGCTACGGCGGACCCGTCATGACGCACAAGGCCCGCACCGCGCGCATCGCCGCCTGGACCGACAGGCAGCGGCAGAGGTTCGGCACGGAAGTAATGCGCTACCAGCGGACAGCAACGCGACCCGCACCCGAGGTAGTGGACCGGATCGCCGCCGACGCTGAGGCCGCCGCCGAGCCGATCCCCGCCCCGAAGCCGCAGCCCACCAGCCCCAAAAGGGTGCGGCTGAGCGAGTTGCAGGCCGAAGAAATCGAGGGGTTCGCGTACCGGGGCGGCAAGGGCGCTACGTCAACCGCCCACTTCGCCGGCGATCACCGGCACCGGCAGACCATCAACGCCCTCTGCGACAAGGGCATCCTCGCCGAGGATGGACTGATCGATAGCGGGTACGGCCGCGAGTACACGCTGACTGGTTTCGGCTGGCAGGTGTACCTGAACCACCGGTTGATCATCAGGTCCGTTGAGGGTGACCGGTGGGCCGAGAGGTTGGCTGGCGCGGACTCGGACGGCCGCTCGCTGCATAGACCGCGGCCCGCCCCGGACAACACGCTTCCGTCACCGATGCCGCCACCCACCTACCGGCCGCCGTGTCCCACCTGCGGTGACCAACTGCCGGGGCTGCTGGCCCTGTGCCGGAAGCCGGAATGCCTGACCGCGTTCCTTGACGACGACGCGAGGTACGACCAGTGACTGCCACCGTCACCGCCCCCGTCGGCCCGCCGTCCGCCCTTACCAACCCCGAGACCGGACACCGCTGGTACATCCACCCCCTCACCGGCGAACGGTTCATCTCCGTCACCACCGTCCTCAGCCACATCGCCAAGTACGGGCTCACCGACTGGGCCGCCCGACTCGCCGCCCAAGCCGCCTTCGACAACCTGCCCATGCTCAACCGGGCATCACGGCACCCGCTGTGCAACTCCACCAAGACTGACGATGCCTGCGGCAACTGCCGTGACTGCGTCACCTACTGGCTCGCCGACCGGCACAACGTCGAACGGGATGCTGCCGCCGAGCGGGGCACGAAACTGCACGACGCCGCCGAGCAGACCGTCTTGCACGGGCCGGGTGCGCACGTCGATTGCGATGCGAAGCCGCTTGTCGACCAGTGGTACCGCTGGTACGACCGTTACCGTCCGGAGTTCCTGGCCACCGAGATCACCGTCATCTCCCGCAAGTGGGGCTATGGCGGCACCCTCGACGCGATCCTCCGCTTCACCGAGCAGTCGCGACTACCGAAGCAACTCGCCCACCTCGCCGGACTGCCGGTGGTTGATGACTACAAGTCTTCGCGGAACGTCTACCTGACGAACGGCTGGCAGGTCGGCGCCTACGCGAAAGCCGACGCGGTGCTGCTGCCCGACGGCACGGAGCAGCCGATGCCCGAGGTAAAGGGCGGCCTGATCGTGCAAATCCGTCCGGAGCGGGTGCAGATGCGTGAGGTGCACCTGTCGGACGAGAACTTCGCCTATTTCGTGCACATGTGCCGGGTGGTGGAAGGGCTCGCCGCGCCCCTGAACAGCGTTCTCTCTCGCCCCGTGACCATGAAGGAGGGTGACTGATGCCCATCATTGGCCTGCAACTGTCTCAAACCGAGGTGGGTCGCATTCGCCTCGGCGTGAAGGCCCGCGCAGCGAACGGCCGCGAGAAGCCGACGAAGCTCGACCGACTGCGGTTCACCTCCCCCCGCAAGGTGCTGATCGAGAAGATCGCCGTCACGTATGGCGGCCCCGTGGAGCCGTGGCAGCCGCCGCGAGGCTCCCAGCAGTGGCAGGTCATCACCGACACTGCTGAGGTACCCGTGCTGATCCCTCCGCAGGACCCGGGCGAGTCGCAGTGGTACGAGATGTGGTCAAAGGGCGGCTGCCTGCGCCGCTGCGACGGCCAGCAGGAGAAGATCAGCAAGTCGAACTGCTTGTGCGACCCGGACGCCCGCGACTGCCGGATGCACACCCGCCTGAGGGTCATGCTCGAGGAGATCCCCGGGATGGGCGCGTGGCGGGTTGACACCGGCTCCTACTACGCCGCCGTCGAACTGCCCGGTGTTGCGCAACTGTTGGCGATGGCGCAGGGCGCGATCCCCGGCCGCCTCGTGCTGGACCAGCGGACGGTGACCCGTCAGGTGGACGGGAAGCCGAAGACGTTCAATTTCGCTGTTCCCACCTTGCATGTGGACGAGTTGACGCCGAAGCAGCTTATGTCGGGGCGGGTGCAGGAGTTGGTGGCGGCCCGTAACGCTGCCGCTGTGGCCGGCGACGTTCGGTTGGCGATCGCCGCGAACGTTGACTACACGACGCTGATCGACGCCGCGAAGTCGGTTGAGGCGCTGTACGACGTGGCGAAGCAGATCAAGCAGCAGCACAGCGGGGAGATCCCGGCGGATCTGCTGGCCGTGTTGGAGGCGAGGCGAGCCGCGATCCTCGCCGTGCAGCCCACCCGAGCGGAGGTCACCCCGACTACGCCGACCGAGGTTTCGGGTGGGGATGACCTGAACGAGTTGTGGGCGAACATCCTCGCCGCTTCGCCGTGGGACACCGCCGAGGAGTTGGAGCGGAACTTCCGCGAGGTGGTGGGCCTGTCGTCAGCTGACGCCACGGCCGAGGACATGCGCCGGTTCGTGGCCGCTATCGAGAAGGCAGGAGCGGCAGCGTGACCTGGCATCTCGGGGAGATGGCCCCGTTCGACACCGAGTCGACCGGCATCGATGTGGAGAGCGACCGGATCGTTTCGGCCACCGTCGCCCGTATCCGCCCCGGCCAGTCCGTTGAGGTGCACTCGTACCTGGTCGCCGTGGACGTGGCCATCCCCCAGGCCGCCACCGAGGTGCATGGCATCACCACCGAGCACGCTCAGGCGAACGGGCAGCCGGCCGCCGTGGTGCTCGACCAGGTGGCGGGGGCGCTCGCTGACTCAATGCTCGCCGACGTGCCGGTCGTGGGATCGAATCTAGCGTTCGACTTCACCCTGCTGGACCGGGAATGCCGCCGCCACGGAGTGCCCCCGGTCGAACAGCGGCTAGGGCGCCCGCTAGGGCCGGTGGTAGACGTGTTCGTCATCGACAAGGCGCTCGACCGATACCGGCCGGGCAAGCGGCAGTTGAGTGCGCTGTGCGAGCAGTACGGGGTGCGGTTGGACCGCGCCCACGACGCGGAGAGCGACGCGTTGGGTGCGGCTCGGGTGGCGTTTCGGATCGGGCAGCGGGCCCAGCATGCGTTGGCTGATCCGTACACGGTCGCCAAGGTGTACGTCGACCGGCGCTATCCGGATCGGATCGTGCGGGGCTTCCAGGAGTTCGGAAAGCTGACTCTCGCCGAGGTGCATGCCACGCAGATGGGCTGGTACGCCGAGCAGGCCGAGGGGCTTGCCCAGTACTGGCGGCGGCAGGCCAACGAGTTGGAGTATCGGTCGCGCCGGGCGTCGGATGACGCGGAGCGGGAAACGGCTTTAGCGGACGCCGAGGATTTGCGGCGGCGCGCCGACGGTGTCACCACCGACTGGCCGATCCGCCCGTACGGCGGGCAGGTGCGGCCGTGACCGAACTCAAGCTGATCAAGCAGCACGACACCCACGCCGCGCTGCGCATCGTCGTATATGGCACACCCGGTCCCCAAGGCTCGAAGACGTTCAAGGGTCGCAGCCGCACTGGCAAAGCAATCATGGTCGAGTCATCGACGAAGGTGCAGCCGTGGCGTGAACGGGTGCATGCCGCCGCCCTCACCGCCCTCGCCGCCCTTCCCGAGCTGCGCAACGTGTTCCCGCTGGACGGACCGATTGCCGGCCGGTTCGTGTTCACCCTCCGTAAGCCCCTGTCCGCGCCGAATACCCGCCGATGCTCCGGCCAGCTCACCGCCTGGCGGCTCGCCATCGGCCCCGCCCTCGCTGACGACAACCACACCCCTGAGGAGACCCCCTATGCCTAACGCCAGCCCCCCGCCGTCGCAGATCCTGCGCGACGCCGCCCAACGCATCCGCGACCTCGCCGCCGAGGCCGCCCCCTCCGGCACCCTCCCCCAAGGTTGGTCCGGTGCCGTCGGACACGACAACAGCCCGATGCTGTTCGGTGGCCCTACCCAAGACGGCTACCACACGGGCATCATCTTCCACTTCCAGGAGGAAGCGCTGTGCGGCGACTGCTCCCGGCCGACGGCAGGGGACGTCGCGCACATGGCGGCGTGGCATCCGGAGGTGGCGGTGCAGGTGGCCGCCTTCTTGGAGCAGGCCGCTGACGTTGTCGCCGTGTCACCGTCGCCGTTCACGGCGATCGCGTTGCGGATCGCCGCGTTCTTTCCGGTGCAGGAGCCTGCTGCCGCTGTGGTCGTGACCTCATGATTCCGCAGCGAATCCAGCGCAAACGCACCGCCGGATGGCGTAGGCCCGACAACGCCGTCATCGTCGACCGCACCAGCCGGTTCGGCAATCCGTTCAAGGCTGCCGACTGCATCTCCGAAGGCTTCGCCGACAGCGACGCCGACGCCCGCAAGGTATGCGTGAAAGCCTTCGACGCATGGCTTGACGGTGAACCCGACTACGCCAACGTCGAACCGGAACGCCGGCTGCGGATCCTCGCCGAACTCGACACGCTCACCGGCAAGGATCTCGCCTGCGCCTGCGAGCCCGGTGAGCTGTGCCACGGCGACAGCCTGATCCGCCGCGCAAACCCGCGCCACGTCAAGGCGGTGGCCGCGTGAGCCGACGACGCTTCACGGTCGACCGGCGCAGCAACGACCACGGCGACTGGTGGCGCGACTACTCTGCCTGCCGCGACGAGGACCCCGAGTTGTTCTTTCCGATCGGGATGTCCGGTCCGACCCTGCTGCAGGTGGAGCAGGCCAAGGCCGTCTGCCGGCGCTGCCCGGCGAGGGAGCAGTGCCTGCAGTGGGCCCTCGACAGCGGCACCGGCTTCGGCGTCTGGGGTGGCCTTTCCGAGGACGAGCGCCGCGAGCTGCTGCGGAAGAGCACCCGCCGGGTGACCGCCGCATGACCACCACCGTCAGCATGGCCCGCCCCAGGGGTGGGGCGGGCCCCACCCGCAAGGGACTGCACATGGACTACCGGACCGTCGAACGACTGCTCGACGCCATCACCGCCGGCCGCATCTACCGTCGCCCCGACTTGACGTACGGGGACCGCCGTAACGGCAGCCGCACCGTGGACGACCTGCTGTACAAGCTGGACGACTGCGGCTGGGTGGACCTACGCCGAGACGGCACCGTCGTTGTCAACCAGGCCGGTCAGCAGTGGCGTGACCGGCCGCGTAAGGCCTACACACCGACGCGGCAAGGGGCCAGGACATGAAGATCCGCGTCGATCGAGACCTGCTTGCTGACGTGGCCGGCTGGGTGGCCCGTAGCCTCCCCCAACGCCCCTCCGCACCAGTGCTCGCCGGTATCAAACTCACCGCCGACGGTGCCACGCTCACCGCCGAGGGCTTCGACTACGAAGTGTCGACGCATGCCAGCGTGGCCGCTCTCGGTGGCGAGCCCGGCACCGTGCTCGTGTCGGCGCGCCTCCTGTCGGAAATCGCCAAGGCGCTACCCAACAAGCCGGTCGACCTGGCCGCCGCCGGCACGCACCTGGAACTGGTGTGCGGGTCGGCCCGGTTCACGCTGCCGACGATGCCGGTGGAGGACTATCCAACCCTGCCGCCGATGCCGCAGCCGATCGGCTCCATCCACGCCGCAGTGTTCGCGCAGGCTGTCACGCAGACGGCGGTGGCGGCAGGCAGGGAGGAAGCCCTGCCGATGATGACCGGGGTCCGCATCGAATTCGACGGCGACCGGATGGCGCTGCTCGCCACCGACCGGTACCGGCTCGTCGTCCGCGAACTGTCGTGGAAGCCGAACACAAACAATCTGTCAGCGCAGGTGCTCATCCCTGCCAAGACGTTGACCGAGGTAGCGAAAGTCCTTGCCGCTGGCACCGACCCGATCACGCTCGCGTTGACGGCCGGGACTCCCGGCGAGGGTGCAATCGGCTTCGAGGCCGGCGGACGGCGTGTGACCTCCCGACTACTGGACGGGGCTAACTATCCGCCCGTCCGGTCCCTGTTCCCGGAGGATGTGCACGCGTCGGCGCTCGTGCCGGCCGACGAACTCGCCCAGGTCGTGAAGCGAGTTGCGTTGGTGGCGGAACGCGCCACGCCGGTACTGCTCACCTTTACCCCCGGCGACACCGCACTGCTGGTGGAGGCAGGTGGTGCAGGGCAGGCCCGCGCCGCCGAGACGATGCCCATCGGTCACTACAAGGCCGGTGAGAGCATCACCATCGGATTCAACCCGCAATACCTGATCGACGGGCTGTCGCACCTCGGCGCCAGCCACGCCCTCATCGAAATGCTGGGCGCCTACAAGCCTGCCGTCATCTCCCCCGCCGGGGCGGCCAATGACAGCCAGTCAGGCAACGGCGAACCCGACGAACAGGAAACCCACCCCCACCGGTACCTGATCATGCCCATCCGGGTGACCCAATGACCGGCCCCACCGTGCGCAGAGGCAGCCGACGCCACGCAACCGGCACCAGAAAGTGCGGCCAGCACCCCCGCTACACCCCAGGATGCCGAAACTGCCAGCAACGCAACCGGGCACACGTAGCCGCACGCCACAAGGCTGTCATCCTCGGTACCCACCGTCCCGGCTTCGTGCCCGCCGTCGGCACGGCTCGCCGGCTGCAGGGGCTCACCGCCGAAGGGCACCCCGCACACGAGCTCGCCCAGCACCTCGACGCTTCTGTCAGCACCGTCCAGCAGTGGCGTGCCCACAAGACTCTCACCGTCGCCCGACACACCCATGACGCGGTACGGATCCTCGCCACCCATCTCGACAGTGGGGGCACCTCCACGAATGCCCGCAGCTACGCCTTACAGCAGGGCTGGGTTCCGGTCGCCGCCTGGGACGACATTGATGACCCGGACGCCACACCCGCAGCGGGCAGCCTGGCCGAGGCGACACCGGAGCGGCCCGTGTCGCTGCGATACGTGCGGTGGGTACTCGACGGGCACTGGCCGATCGACCGGCTCACGCTCGGCGAGCAGGCACACCTGTACCGGCTGTGGTGCGGGCAAGAGCAGCAGGCGGGTCGCCGGTCGGGGCGGAAACCGTTCGCCCGCGAGTGGGGCGTCACCCAGTGGCATGCCCGGCGGGTCGCGGATCTTGCGGCGGTGACCCGATGATCGGCCTGTTCCGGCGCCGCCGGCGACCCGAGCACGCCACCCTCGCCGCCGAGAACGCCCAGCTCAGGGCCGAACTTCACGTCCTCGAGCAGGCCGTCGTCAATTGCGCGACCACGCATCCGCTGCCCGTCGACGTCGACCAGATCAACACCACCCGCCCGACGCCGTCATACCGGTCGAGCCCGCTCGACGGCCTCTCCGGCGTCACCGTCAGCCCTACCGGCGCCCACGTACTCATCGATGGTCTGGTCCATACCCCTGCCGCGGCGATTGAGCTGTCCGCCGCGATCGCCCGCGCCGCCCGCGAAGCCGCCGCCGGCCCGGATACCGAACACCTCACGCCCCACAGAGAGGCACCCTGACATGGCAAACGACACCACCATCACCGTCATCGGCAACCTGACCGACGACCCCGAGCTGCGGTTCACCCCTTCCGGCACAGCGGTCACCAAGTTCCGGGTGGCCTCGACGCCCCGGTTCTTCGACAAGTCGTCCGGCGAGTGGAAGGACGGCGAGCCGCTGTTCCTCTCGTGCACCGTGTGGCGGCAGCCTGCCGAGCACGTCGCGGAGTCGCTGCAGCGCGGCACCCGCGTGATCGTCTCGGGCCGGCTGCGTCAGCGGTCGTACGAGACCCGCGAGGGTGAGAAGCGCACCGTCATCGAGCTGGAGGTCGACGAGATCGGCCCGTCGCTGCGCTACGCCACGGCGAAGGTGCAAAAGATGTCCCGCTCGGGCGGTGGCGGATTCAGCGGCGGTGGCGGCCGGGGCGGTGGCGACTTCGACGAGGAGCCCCCCTTCTGAGCGGTCGTTCATCCAGCCCCTTCCCGGACGACCTGAAACCCGATCCCCGATGGAGGCTTCATGACCAGCCCACAAATCTCCGACCGTGACCTTCTCCTGGTCACTGACGTCATCGACGCCATCGACGCTGCCACCGCCGCCGACTCGCAGGCCGTCGCCCTGCTCATCGCACGGCTTCCTGCCGACCAAAGGGCCAGCGCACTGTCCACAGCTGTGGGCATGGCCGCCGGCTATATCTGCCGCCTCGCCGCCCTCACCGGAACGCAGCCACAGGAGTGGATTCGCGGCCTGCGGAGTCAGGCCGCCTCGTGATGGGTCACCACACCCGTCGACTCCTGCCGGCACAGCCGTGCACGGCAGGAGTGACCCCCTGCGGGCAACCGGGACGGCTGTATCCGTGCGGATGGCGGTGCGCGCAGCATCCGCCGGTCGGCCGCACCGGTGGGATACGAGACCCGTCGTAACGGCGCACAGCACACGCAAACCGAACAAACGCCGGCGCAACACCCGGCGATGAACCGACGGAGGCACCACCTGTGACGACCCGGTGGGAGGTAGAGGCGGCGTTGGAAACCGTGGACATGGAGCCGACAGGGCGGCACATCATGCTGCGTCTGCTCACGCGTTGCGTTGCAGCCACCGCTGAGATCCCCGTCCAGCACGCCCCCACGTTCACCACGCTGGCCGAGGGCACCGGCTACTCCCGCTCGGCTGTCGCCGAGTGGATGAAGGCACTCGCGGCGTCCGGCTGGGCGCGGCGCACCACCGCGGTAGCCAACGTCAAATCTGGTTACCAGTTGGCGATCGGTGAGCCGACCGTCGTGCTACCGAAGCGGGAATCGCGCAAGCCCCGCACCACATCCGGTGGTCCGCTCAGCGGACCAGGTGTCAACGCGGTGTCACCGTCGGGCAAGGGCAACGAAGGCCCCCTACCCGCCGCAGTGGTCCGCCCAGCGGACCAGAACACGCCGGGAAGTAGTCCGCTCAGCGGACCACATTCGTCGGCCTCTGGTCCGCCCAGCGGACTACCTCTGGTCCGCTCAGCGGACCAAACTGGTCCGCTCAGCGGACCACCGGACGGCACCTCTCCTATTACTGGTTTTAAGACCTTTACCAACACCGACCATCCGACGCACCCGGACAAGCCCACCAACGGCAGCAGGCAGCAACCCGCCGTCAGACACACGCCCGCCAAGGCGCCGCCGTCACACAGCGACACAACACCACAGGCCGCCGCTGGCCGACAGCAAAAGTTTCGATTCCCCCGCACCACGACCCTGCCCAAAGCCACGGAGATCATCCTTAACAGCCTGCGCGCTACCGGCTTCCACCCCACCATCGACGACGCCAACGCCGTCCACCGCGCCGTCTGCACCGAATACGGCCCCAAGGTCAACCTCGGCTACCTCACGGCCATGGCCGCCAACCGCAGCTTCGGCCGCTTCTTCGACATCCTTCGCCGCGACCGCGCCGAACACGTCGAAGCCCAAATCCGGGTGATGCAACAGGCACACCCCGACTGTGAGCACGGCACCGCCGCAGGCAACCAACCCCACCCGACCACCGGTGCCCTCCTATGCCCCTGGTGCCGGTGCGGCACCCGGCCGCCCATTGACGTGCAACGAGAACGAACTCACCCGGCAGTCGCCGCCGCCGCAACCATCTACCGCCAATCCGTCCCCCGCAACGTCGGTGCAGCCGAACTGCTGCGGTTCACCCAGCAGGCCACCGTCCTCCACCGGCGTGGATACACCGCTGGACAACTCGCCGAGCATGCCCGACAAGCCGCCGACGCTCGAACCCCGGCAACCGCGAAGTGAAAGGCCAACCGATGCACAACCCACCCACCAGGTCGGATGCCGCAGCCGACACCGCGGCGGCACCGACATTCGACATCGACGCCGAACGCATCGTCCTCGGCTCGTTGATGACCGACGCAAACCTGATCGACGTCGTATCGGCACGGCTCGGCGCGGGCGACTTCTACAACCCCCGCAACGCCGACCTGTACGACATCATCATCAACGCCCACGAGTCCGGAGTTCCCACCGAACCGTTTGCCCTGGGCGGGTACCTCGCCGACCGCGGAGTCCTCAACCGGTTCGAGGGTGGTGCGCTGTTCCTTCACGGCTGTGTCGCCGCTGTACCGCTCGCCGCGCATGCCCCCTACTACATGGACCGGCTGTTGGAGTTGGCGACCCGGCGTCGACTGCAAGTCGCCGGTGTGCGCATCAGTCAGGCGGCCACCAAACCCGGCGTTACTTCAGACGACGCGACGGCCCTCGCCGCCGAACTGATCCAGCAGATCCGCCCCGCAGCCCAGGACGACGACATGGTGCAGTTGGCGGACCTGCTCGACAGCGGCCTAGACGCCATCGAGCATCGCGCCGCCGACCCCGCCGGCCTTCCCACGGGTTTCGCGGACCTGGATCGGCTGCTCGGCGGACTACGCAAGAAGCAGCTCATCACGATCGCAGCCCCCACCGGCTGCGGCAAATCAGTGTTCCTGGTGGATGTGGCCCGTCACCTGTCGATCAAACGCAAACACACGGTGGCGCTGTTCAGCCTGGAAATGGCACGCGACGAACTGTTCGAACGGATCATATCCGCGCAAGCTGGGGTGCCGTATCACCTGATCCGTGACGGGAACCTGTCGGACTCCGACTGGCAGCGGGTGTCAACCCAGCTAGGGCCGATGTCCACCGCTCCCATGTTCATCTGCGACCGCTCGGAGATCAACGTCCGGCAGGTACAGAACAAGTGCCGCGTACTGCAGGCGAAACACGGCCTCGACGCAGTGATCGTCGACTACACGCAGCTTGTCGAACCGAGCCGGCGGTGCAAGGACGAGCAAGAGCAGATCAGCGACGTCAGCCGGGGCTTGAAGATCATGGCGGGCAGTCTCGACGTCCCAGTGATCGCCGCTGCCCAGATGAACCGTGGCCCCGACATGCGCGCCGACAAGCTTCCGCAGCTGTCCGACCTGCGCGGGTCCGGATCCATCGCCAACAACTCCAACGTGGTGATGTTCATCCACCGGCCCGACTACTACGACCCCGAGTCACCCCGGCGGGGTGAGGCCGACTTTGTGGTCCGTAAGGCGCGGTCGGCGCCGAAGGACGTGGTGACGGTCGCCGCTCAGCTCGACAAGTCCCGATTCGTCGACATGGCCACCGTTTAGACCGTCCCGCGTGGAGACACGAGCATCACCTACCGCAAACGCACACCCGACGATCGCGTCGACCCGAACCCGCCACCCCGGATGAGGAGACCACCGGTGAAACCACCCATCAGCTTTTACGGCGGCAAGACCACCATCGCCGCCCAGATTGTCCGGCACCTACCCCCACACGAGCACTACGTGGAGCCCTTCGCCGGCTTCCTCGCCGCCCTGCTCGCCAAGCGGCCATCAAAGCTCGACGCCCTCACCCCCGCCCCAGCCACCGCCTGAGGAGACCCGCCGACCATGATCGCTTCGCCCACCGCCGAGCAAGCCGCCCAAGACTGGAACATCACCTGGCCCGTCGGCACCCCCGTCCGCTACTGGACGGGCACCCGTAAGGGCGACGGCCACACCGCCCGCACCCGCACCGCCGCACACGTCCTCGGCGGCCACACCGCCGTCGTCTGGCTGGCAAGCGTCCCCAGCTGCGTCGCCCTCACCCACGTACAACCCACCAGCGAAGACCAGCTGATCCCTGACCAGCCCGACGGCATCAGCAACGACAGCCACGACCTACCCGACCCGCACCGCGCCGTCACCCGGATCCGCGAGTGGATCGCCACCTGGGGCGACGGGCCCATCGACACCGCCGACGGGTGCCCGCGACCTCGAAGCCGTCACCCGCGCCGTCCTGGCCACCCCGGCGACCGAGACAGCGCCGTCGCACACCGCCGCCTGAGGAGACCCGCCATGACCCAGCCCACGCCATGCGACTGGTGCCGCAAACCCGGCGCCACACACACCGCCAAGGAGCAACTGCGGCCGGTGACCCGATGACCGTCTACGTCGATAACTTCCGTCGCTCAGCCCGCGTCGGCCGTAATTCCGGACGCTGGTCCCACCTCACCGCCGACACCGTGCAGGAGCTACACGAGTTCGCCGCCAAGCTCGGTCTGCACCGCGACTGGTTCCAAACCTGCAAGCAGAAGTGCGCCCCCGAGGGCATGCCCTGCACCCACTGGCACTACGACGTGGTTGACGTGAGGCGAGGCGAGGCCATCCGGTTGGGCGCGAAGGCCATCACGTGGCGGGAGATGGGCGCGCTCACATCGGCCCGCCGCCGGGCGATGCAGGCAGGTGGGACTAAGTGAAGCCGCAGCGTGCACTCACCGGCTCCGACTACATCCGCGCCGTCATCGACCAGCTCATCAAGCTCGACACCCCCGTCGACGTCAACGCCCTGGACCTCGACGAAGAGCAATGCAACATCCCGATCGCCAACGTCGACGAAACCGTGTGGCTGCGCTGGCTCGACGACCCCGAGCACGGCTGGCACCTCGACGACGAGCACGGCCGGCGCAGCGCCGCGATCTGCGCTCCGGACACGCCGCCGACTGAAGCCGCCCAGATTCTCGTCGCCTACATCTGACAGGAGCCCACCATGAGCACCCAGACGCACTGCACAGACACCACCCCCCACAATCCCCACCGCACCGACCACGGCGCATTCGGCGTACGCGACTGCCCAGGAGTCCCCACCCGCCTACCTGTCCACGGCGAGTGCCGCCACGACCACCACGCCACCGCCGCCCCCAACGACTGCCAACAGGCGCTCCAGAAGGCGCTCCAGCAGGCGCTCCAGACCCTCACCGACGTGTGGGCAGCCCTGAACCGCGCCGGCTGCCACAGCCCGATCGCCACCCCCGCCGAGCTGATCGACCAGCTCGCCGCCGACCGGGACCAGGCCCACGCCGACCTTGCCGACGCCCAGGAGCTGATCGCCGCCCTCGACGACGCTGTCGAGCGGATCGACCGGGCGCGGGCGCGGTACGCCACCCGCCCCGGTTCCACGGCCGGCGGCGCGCACGACGTGGAGACCCTGATCCGCCACTGCGTCTACCCGGGATGTCGCCGGAGCTATCGCGCGGATGTCGGCCCGTCGGATCGGGGCTGGATGCGTCTGCGTGGCCTTACGGTGCTCTGCCCGGACCACAGCACCGCCGCCGGCAGCGCGCAGGACACCGCGCCACCCGCTGAGAGCCACACACGGCCGCCTGGAGACCCCGGCGCGGGTGTGGACGTGGGCGGCGCCCTCCTAACCGCTCACAGTGGATCTCAACCCGCCACCCGCTGGAGGAACGACCAGTGAGCATGGCCTACATCCGCCGTCACTACGGCGTCCCCGCTAAACGCGGTGTCCGCATCATCGCCAACGGCAGGCCCGGCACCATCACCAGCACCGACGGCGCCCGACTCCGCGTCCGCCTCACCGGCGACACCCGGTCCACCGTCCACCACCCGACCTGGCGCGTCCAATATCCCGAGGCCGCGCCGTGAGTAGCAGCTGGCGCGGCGGCAGCACCAGCGCCTGGCGGCGACTACGCGCCCACGTCCTAGCCCCGGCCACCCAGACCCTGACCGTCGCTCGCTGAGAGGCCCGCCCCGTGACACCGCACCGCCTGCACGCCACCGCCGCCTAGTCCATGCGAGAGGCCACCCCATGAGCAACCCCATGCGCAAACAGCAGCCCACGCGGCCCGGCGACCCCGCCAAGGACCCCAGCAAACACGCCTACTACGGCGGTCGCCGCAAGGACGGTAGCCCCTGCGGCGGCCGGGTTGTGGAGGGCACCAGGACCTGCCGAATGCACGCCGGCAAGCCGCTTGCGCAGGTGAAGGCCGAGGGTCAGATTCGGGTGGAGGTGCGGCGGTGGATGCTCGACGACCACGATGGCACCAGCGTGGATCCCCGATCAATGTTGCTGAACCTGATCGCGTTTTGGCGGTGGAAAACGAACCACTACGGGCGGCTGATCGGGGAGGCGTACGAGGCGGCGGAGCGGCTGCGGGAGGCGCATGCCGCCAGCGCCCTGATCGTCACCCCGGACCCTGGGGAGGATGACGACGGCGAGCACCCCGCTGTGCAGTCGGCTCGCGCCGATCTAGAGCGAATCTTTACTACCGGTGGCGTCGCGGCGCTGGTCGGGAACCGGTACGACGCGGATCGCGCCGGCCGGGTGTACGCAGTCGATGAGGGCGTGCGGGCGCTCGTAAGCCTCGAAGGTGAGGCGTCGGATCGGGTGGCGCGGTACTGCGCGCTGGCGATTCAGGCGAAGGTCGCCGAGGCTCGGATCGAGCTGGCGCAGCAGGTCGGGGCGATGATCGCGACGGTGATTGTGGGCGTGCTCGGGGATCTGGGTGTGTCGGCCGACGAGCGGGTTATGGGTCTGGTTGCTTCGCATATGGATCTGGTGGCGGGAGGTTCCTCGCCCGTGGTCGAGGGGCGCACCGGGCAGCTGACGCCGAAACCGGCCGCCGGATAGCGCGAGCGGCCCGGCATCCCCCTCCCCGAGGTACCGGACCGCCAACACCGCACCGCCGCCTCCCCAAGCACCGGCTACCACAAGCGTACCGTCACCAGCGCGAACGGAGATTACCGACATGGCCACCTTCTGCCCCGTCGACTGCACCTGCCACAGCTCCCCGTACGCGCCCTGCAGTGCCTCCGGCGGCTGCGGCTCGGCCGGCTGCACACTCGCCGGCTGCGCTGCCTGCCGCAGGCGGCCCCGCGACACCGGCCATGTGTGCGATCCGTGCCGCATCTGGCTATCCAACGCCTTACGTGCCATTCCGGAGCTCGCCAGGCGCGCCCGCGACGAGCTGATCCCCGCCGACGACAGCAGCAGCCGCGCCGTGTTGGTGTGCCGCACCTGCGGCGCTACCGCCCCGGCCGGTGCCGTCCCCCACCATCCCGGCCGGCCCGAGTACGACCGTTCACCCACGCGCCGGCATGCCGGCTGGGTGCCGCGCCGTGTCATCGGCCACGCTGGCGGTCCGGTGCGCTCCGTGGCCTCCGACACCATCGTTACCGGCGGTGACGGTGAGGCGTCCGTTCCTATCGACCTGCACCTGCACGACCTACTCGCCCCAGTGGTCCGCGACGGCGGCCGGCCCATCGACACCACCGGCGACAACTGGGTGCAGGCCCTGGACACCCAGCCCCGCACCGTGTGGGTCGACAACGGATCCAAGGGCAGGCGCAGGGCCACCGTGCTTGACCGGCGGCCACGGCGTGACGCCGCCGGCCACAGGGTGATGACTCCTGCCGGCGACCAGATCGGTGAGGTGCCCATCGCCCAGATCCTCGACCAGGAGGTACGCGCGTGGATTGATGCCGGCGCTCCCGGCGGCTCGTTCCGGCCGGCCCCGACTATCGACGGTCTCGTTGACTGGCTGATCACGCGCCTTGACTGGGCGTGCGACTGGTACGCGGGGATCGGTGTTTTCGCCGATGCCGTGCGGCAGATCCGCGGGCGGATGATGGCCGCGCTCGGGGACCTCGACCCGGAGCCGGAACGCTGCGAGGGTGTCGCGTGTAGCCGGTGTGACCTGCGGATGTTGTTCCGTCGGCAGGACGGTTCGGGGGATGTGGAGTGCCAGAATCCGGACTGCCTGAGGGTGTTCACCGGCGTCGAGTACCGGGACCTGGTGGCGGCGGAGGCCGCCGATGAACGGGGCCGGCGGCCTCCGCAGGAGGTGGCGGCGTTGATACGCCGGTCACGCTGAGCGGCTGCCAGCCGCGCGGGTGACCCCGCAAACTGGCGGAATCGTTGATCAGCATTTACGGTGGGTGTTGGCAGAGTGTGCCCACAGACCGTACGAAGCCCCGCGCCGAGCTGGTGCGGGGCTTCGACGTACCCGCGGCAGGGGGGTGAACTACCGTGTGGCCCTCAGTCGATCCGGACACCCGCTTGACCGCGAGGGAACTCGCGATCGCCCTGGGAGTGTCTCCGCAGCTGGTGAACCGGTGGCACACCGACGGCTACCTCCGCGACGGCGAGCACGTGTACTTGCCGATGGCGGATCGCAATCGGCGGGGACACCGACGCTTCCGCTACTTGGACGGGGCGAGGGCCGAGGCGGCGACACGGCGATCACCGAAGTCGTCCCGCAAACGCCCTGGCGGCTCCGCAGTAGTGGACTGCAGGGCTGCGGGCTGACTCGCGGGGAGGTGGGCGTATGGCCCTCCTCGATATTCACCTGGCATGGGCGGAGGCGACCGAAAGGTTCAAGCCGCAGCCGCCTTCTCCCTATCTGACCGACCCGGTCGGCTGGTGCCAGACCCGGCTTGGCGAGTTCCTGTGGTCCAAGCAGCGGGACATCGCCGAAAGCGTGCGCGACAACCGGCGTACCGCCGTCAAGTCGTGCCACAACGCCGGTAAGTCGTGGATCGCCTCGCGAGTCGCAGCCTGGTGGCTCGACACCCATCCCCCGGGTCAGGCAATCGTCGTGTCGACGGCACCCACGTACAAGCAGGTCCATGCGATCCTGTGGGAGGAGATTCGCGCCGCGGCGAGGAAAGCCACCAGCCGCGGGGATCCACTTCCAGGCCGCGTGTTGCAGTCGGACGAGTGGAAACTTGACGACGGCACCCTCATCGGATTCGGACGTAAGCCAGCCGACACCGATGAGCACGGGTTCCAGGGCATCCACCGCCGGTGGGTGCTGGTCATCCTCGATGAGGCGTGCGGCGTTCCCACGCAGCTCTACACTGCGGTGGAGGCGATCACCACCAACGCGGACTGCCGGATCTTGGCGATTGGTAACCCGGACGACCCGGGGTCAGAGTTCCACGAGGTGTGCAAGCCCGGCTCGGGATGGCACGTCATTCGCATTTCTGGGTTGGAAACCCCGAACATGACCGCCGAGCGGGTCGCCGCCCAGCCGGGCCTGGCCGACCTGTTCGACTCCATCGGCGTCAGCCCGTCTGCCGAGTCCGTACCCGAGGGCCTACGTCCGTTGATGCTCGACCCTGAGTGGGTCGCCGACAAGGTACGCCGCTGGGGTGTTACGTCTCCCCGTTTCATGTCCAAGGTGCTCGGCGAGTTCCCGGAGATCGGCGATGACGTTCTTATCCCGCCGGCGTGGATCAACGCCGCGCAGGAGCGCGAGTCGGCGCCGGGCCCGTGGGCGATCCTCGGCGTTGACGTCGCCCGCTACGGCTCCGATCGCACGATTCTGTGTCTTCGACGGGGGCCCGTCGCCCGGATCGTCGGCGATCACGCGATGCAGGCCACCACCGACACCACCGGGAAGGTCGTGCGCGCCAAGCACGACCACGACGTCGACGAGATCCGCGTTGACGGAGTCGGGGTTGGCGGCGGCGTGGTCGACCGGCTCCTCGAACTCGGCCACGACGTTATCGACATGCAGGCCGGCGGCGGAGCCGTCGACTCAGAGCATTTCCTCAACGCGCGGGCGGAGTGGTATTGGGGTCTGCGGGAGCGATTCGAGGCCGGGCACGTAGACATCGACCCCGACGATGATGATCTGGCTGCTCAACTCGGTGCGATCAAGTACAAGATCACGTCGCGGGGGCAGATCCAGATCGAGTCGAAAGATGAGATGCGCAAGCGTGGCATCCCGTCTCCTGACAGGGCGGACGCGCTGATGCTGACCGACGCGGCGACACCGTTGCCGGAGCAGGTCGTCGAGGACGACGAGGACGCCGCCTTCGGTATCTCACCGGTGTGAGGGGGTGCATCGTAATGCGGATCCCGTTCACCGAAACGCGGCAGTTACGCGCCGAGGTGCAACAGCTGTCCACCGAACTCGCCCAGCAGCTCGACAGCAACCAGCTACTCGCCGAGTCCGTCGCCGACCTTGAGCGAGCGCTGAACGAGCCCGGCTGGATCCTGGCGCTGGCGAACACCGACCGCGAGTTCACCCCCGAGGGACTCGTGCGGATGCGGGCCATCTGCCGCCTGTACGCCATCAAATCGCCGCTGATCCGCCGCGGGCTGAACCTGCGATCGGCGTATGTGTGGGGTCAGGGCGCGGAGATCACCGCGCGGGCCAACGGCCACCGCCGCCCCGGCGAGCAGGACGTACAGAAGGTCGTCACCAGCTTCCTCGACGACCCCGCCAATGTGCGGGCGGTTACCGGTGCTGAGGCCCGAGACCAGCTGGAGCACGCCCTCGGCACCGACGGCGAGCTGTTCTTCGCCCTGTTCACCCGCCCCCTCGACGGCCGGGTGCAGGTACGCACCATCGCCGCAGACGAGGTCGTGCGTGTCATCTGCAACCCCGAGGATCGCTCCGAACCGTGGTACTACCAGCGGCGCTGGATCCGCGAGGTTCTCGACCCGGCGACCGGGCACTACACCCGCACCACCGTCGAGGGCTACTACCCTGCGATCGACTACCGGCCAGCCACCCGGCCCCGCCGTATCGGCTCCCACCCGGTGCACTGGGACGCACCGGTGCTACACGTGACGGTGAACCGGCCGCACGGCTGGCAGCGGGGCATCCCGGACGCATACGCGGCAATCGACTGGGCGAAAGCGTACAAAGAGTTTTTGGAGGACTGGGCGAGACTCATGCGGAGTCTCAGCCGGTACGCGTGGAAGACCACCACCCCCGGCCGGAAGTCAGCCGCGGTCAAAGCGCGCGTGGCGCAGGCACCCGGCCGGGATCCATCAACCGGGGAACCGCAGCACGCCGGCGCCACGGTCATGCTGTCGCCGGACATGGGACTGGAGGCAGTCTCGAAGTCCGGTGCGACGATCGACGCGGACTCGGGCCGGCCACTGGCCACGATGGTCGCCTCCGCGCTGGACGTGCCCGTGACGATGCTGCTCGCCGACCCTGGGCAGACCGGCGCCCGCGCCACAGCCGAAACGCTGGACCAGCCAACCGAGCTGGCGATGGGACAGCGCCGTGACCTGTGGGCATCCTGGTACCAGCGGATCCTGCGCTACGTCATCACCGAGGCGGTCCGCGCGGTCAACGGGCCGCTACGCGGGACCATCCGCCGGGACGCGTGGACGGGCAGCGAACAGGTGGCCCTGGCCGCAGACACCGACCTGACGATCGACATCGTGTGGCGGGACCTCGATGACACGGACGTCGCCACGACAGTGCGGGCGATCAAGACCGCGTCGGACACCGGCACGGTGCCGCCCGAGGTGGTGCTGCGGCTGCTGCTGACCGCGCTCGGAGTGCGGCAGGTCGACGACATCGTGGGGCAGCTACTTGACGGCGATGGCGAGTTCATGTGGCCGAACGGTCCGCCGCTGGGTGGCGGGCAGTCAGCGGCGGACCGGCAACGCGCCGGCCAGGACCCGGCCGGCACCGGGCCGGGACGCATGACGCCCGACGGTGACGCCGATCAGTGACAGGCAACCGACGGCAGCGGACCGCCGGCAGACGTCGAAAGGGCGGGGTCGTGGCGATCAACCAGCGCACCCTGCGCCTGCTGCGCCAGCTCGCCACGACCGTCGGCGAGCACACCGACGACACCACCCGCCACCTCGCCGCCGCCTGGGTCCGCGCCTGGGACGAACTCGCCCCCGCCTGGCAGCAGGCGATCACCGACATCTTCACCCGCGCAGCCGACGGGCAGTGGCCGGCGCCGTGGCAGCTCGCCCGCGTCGACCGCCTCGCGACCGCGGTCACCGCCACCTCGACCACACTCGACGGACTCGCCACACAGGCCGGCCTCACGACCGCCGCCGGCGTGGGAGCCGTCGTGGCGGCCACCGCCGCCGCCGAACCCGCCCTGATCGCCTCCCAACTACCCGGCAGGCTCGCCGCAGCGGCAGCCGCCGAGTACGCGACGACACTCAACCCCACCGCCCTCGACATCATCGTGCGGCGGGCCGGGGAGCAGATCACCGCCCGCACCCGGCCCTTGTCCGACGCGGCGATGGACGCGGTACGCCGCTCACTGATCCGCGGTATCGCTGTCGGCGACAACCCCCACACCGCGGCGCGGGACATGCTGCGGCGGGTGGAGGGCGACATCAACGGCGGGTTGACCCGCGCCATCGTGATCGCCCGCACCGAAATGCTGGACGCGTACCGCACCACCAGCCGCTACGTGCACGCGGCGAACGCGGACGTGCTCGCCGGCTGGATGTGGTGGTCCTCGCGGGACTCACGGACCTGCCCCGCGTGCTGGGTCATGCACGGCACGGTGCACCCGGTCGGGCAGGAAGGTCCGCAGGATCACCAGCAGGGCCGCTGCGCCAGGCTGCCCAAGCTCAAGACGTGGACGCAACTGGGCATCCCCGAACCCGAACCGGCGGATCTACCCGTGGATACGCGCGCCCAGTTCGACGCGCTACCGCCACAGCGGCAGCTGGCGATCCTCGGCCGGGCCCGGCTCGACCTGCTGCGCTCCGGCCGCATCGAGTGGACCGATCTGGTCACCCGCCGCGACACCCCCGGATGGCGGCCGTCCTACATACCCACCACGCTCCGCGACCTGCAGCGCCTCGCCGACCGACGCGCCGCCTGACCTCGAAAGGGGCACGATCATGCGCAGACGCCGACGGCAGCCACCTGCCCCGGTGGGCATCGGCCGCGCACTCATCCGCTACACCCCCCGCACCCGCCAGATCCTCACCGAGATCGCAGAGTCGGCGGCGTCGGCGACCCTCGAGCGGCAGGCGCAGCGCATCAGCGCGACGGAGTCACCGACCATCCTGGAGGCGCCGCGCCGGCGTGATGGTCGACTCCCGATCCGGCTGATCCGGGCGGGCTGGTCACTCAACGGCAACTACTACCCCGCCGACGTGCTGCGCCGTGACGGTCCCACCGCCTGGCCGAAGGGCACCTTGTGCTACATCGACCACGCCACGGACGACGAGGACGCCGCCCGGCCGGCGGGCAGCATCAAGAACCTTGCCGCCGTGCTCACCGAGGACGCCCGTTGGAGCGACACCGAGCGTGGGCTTGTCGCCGAGGTGCGGCTGTTCTCGCTGTGGCGCGCAGCCATCGAAGACATGCGCGGCGTGATCGGCATGTCCATTCGGGCGTGGGTGCACGGCGACCAGGGTGAGGCCGAGGGCCGGCACGGGTTCATCGTCTCCGGAATTCCCGAAGGCCGATCCGTGGACTTCGTGACCACGCCCGCCGCTGGCGGCGGCATCCTGTCATCGGCCCTGGAGTCGGTACGCGCTCGAGCCGACGAGGCACGCAGCGTCGGCGGCTGGCTGGAATCCCGGCTGCACCTGTGTCTCACCCAGCTCGCCGATGACTTGTACGGCCAGGGACTACTCACCCGGGCGGAGCGGCTCACGCTGTCGTCGGCTATCGGCGACGGTCTGGCCGCCTACACCGCGCGTATCGAGGCCGACCAGCCGCAGCTGTACCAGCGCGACCTCGGCGACGGCCCAGCCACCGCCGAGCCAACTACCGGCAGTACGACCCCGGCCGTCTCGGCGGCCAGCGACCACGTGACGGGCGGCGCCCCGCCGGCCGCACCCAACCCACCGATGGAAGGAGAATCCGGCATGTCGGGTACCCAGACCGGCGAAGGTGCGCCGGGCGAGGCGGGGACGGCCGCGCAGGAGGCCCACACCCGCACCACCGAGGCCCCCGCTGAAGCGCGGCTGGCCATCATCGAGGCTGAGCGTGACCGTGAACGCACCCGCGCCCAAAGCCTCGGGGAAGCGCTCACCGAGGCGCAGACTGAGGCCCGCCGCGCGAGCGCCGAAGCGCAGGAGGCGATCGCCGAGATGCGGCGCCTGCGGGCGAACGAAACCGCACGCAGCACCATCGCTCGCATGCTGGCCGCCGACGAGTCGGGGGTGCCGGCGGACATGCAGCCGCTGATCGGTCCGCGGGTGCACAGCCAGATCCTCGACCACGTGCCGCTGTCCGACGACGGCACCGTCGACACGGTGGCACTCGAGGCCGCCGTGACCGCAGCGATCCGCGCCGAGCGGGTCCACGCCGCCAGCCTCCTCGAGGCCCAGGGCGTCGGCCGGGTCGCCGGTCTCGGCGCCGCCGGCGACCCGACGATGCAGATGTCGCGAGAGCAGCTCGAGTCCAGCCTGTCCGAGGTGTTCCAGGCCATCGGTATGTCCGACAACGTGGCCGCGCTCGCGGCGAAGGGACGGTGACGTCGTGGCGTCGAACCAGGTGTACAGCGACGGCGACCAGTTCCCTGTTGTCTGCTCCCAGCCGGCAGTCCCCACCTCGGGGGATCCGGTGCTGGTCGGTCAACTGCCCGGTGTGGCACTGACCGACGAGCACGCCGACGGCACCACCACCTGCACGTTCGCCGGCGTCTACAACCTGTCGGTGCAGGGCATCGACGGGGTCGGCAACAGCGCGGTCGCCGTCGGCGACATCGTCTACTACACGGCGGCGGACACGCCGAAGCTCGGCAAGAAGACCGCCGGTGTGCAGTTCGGCTACGCGCTCGCCGCGGTCGGGTCCGGCGCGACCGCCACCATCCCCGTCAAGATCGGCCACTGAGGAGAGATACGCCGATGACCGTCAATGTTCTCGACGTTCTGCCCGAGGTTGCCACCATGCGGGCGCAGGACGCATCAGTCGAATCGATCTACGGTGGTGAGGGACGCAGCCTGTCGGCAGCGGCCCGCAGGCGCCGGCAGCAGGAAAACGCCGCCTACCAGCGGCACCTCGTGGAGGCCGCGCAGTTGTACGCGCAGGTCATCAACGGCAACCGACGCGCCGCGCTGGACTTCGCGGAAGCGATGACCACCAGCGACTTCCAGTTGCTGTTCGGTGACGTGTTGGATCGGCAGATCCTGGCGAACTACCAGTCGATGCCAGTGCAGTGGGACTCTGTTGCCCGCAGGGGCCGGGTCCGTGACTTCCGCACCGTGAAGCGCTACACGCTAGACGGCGGAGAGGCGATCCTCGACGAGGTCAAACAGCAGGGAGAGTACAAGGCCGCGAAGCTCACCGACGGCAAATACGAGTACGCCGTCACCAAGCGTGGCCGGCGGATCCCGCTGGCGTGGGAGACGCTGATCAACGACGACCTGGACGCGTTCGCCGACATTCCCCGCCGACTCGGCAACGCCGCCCGCCGCTCGGAGGAGCGGTTCTGCACGACGCTGTACGCCACGGCGACGGGGCCAGCCTCCGCGTTCTTCAACGCCGGCAACCGGAACCTGATCGCCCAGGCGACGTACGCGAACCTGCCGGACAACCCGGATCTGGCCGTGGACGGTCTGCAGTACGCGTTCGAGGTGCTCGGTCGGCAGGTCGACACCGACGGCGCACCGATCTACGTCGAGGGTGCCGTTTTGGTGGTGCCGCCCGCGCTCGAGGTGCCCGCCCGCAACATACTCAACGCCACCGAGATCGTCACCGCGGCCGGGTCGTCCGGTGTCGAGTCTGACGCGGGTCGCACCGACCAGCTGCGGGTGGCGAACTGGATGGCCAACCGGACCCGGCTGGTCGTTAACCCGTGGCTGCCGATCGTCGACACGAGCACGGGGAACACCGCCTGGTATTTGTTCGCAGACCCGGGCGTCGGCCGGCCGGCCATGGAGATGGGGTTTCTGATCGGTCACGAGTCGCCGGAGCTGTTCCAGAAAACCCCGAACGCGGTGCGGGTCGGCGGGGGCCCGATCGACCCCACTGACGGGGACTTCGAGACCGACTCGGTCGAGTGGAAGCTGCGTCATGTGTGGGGTGGCACGCTGATGGACCCGAAGTCAGCGGTCGCGTCGAAGGGCACGAACTCGGCATGAGGCCGGTTCGGCGGAGAAATCCGGTCGCGCTGCTGTGCGAGATCGCGGATCTTCTCATCGAGCAGAACCGGCTGCTGGGTGACATCCGTGGGCGGCTACCTGAGCCTCCCGGAGCCGGGCAGCCGGAGCCGGTGGGGATACACGAGCCGGCCCCCACCGTTCAGCCCGAGCCGCCACCAGCACCCAAGCCGGTGTCGGAGCCAGCCACGAAAGCCTCCCCCGCGGTGAAGGCAACCCCACGGAAAACCGGGGCGCGGCGCCGCACCTGATCGTCCGGCCGCCCGTCACCTCCCCAGCGCGGGCGGCCGGACCCACACGGACGGGAGGTGGAACAGATGGCGATCACCACCGACCCCGCCACCGACATCGGCCGGGTGCGGCTGCTGATCACCGACCTGACCGAGCCGGCCCTGTTCACCGACGAGCAGATCACCGCGCTCCTGGCGATGGAGGGCGACCACGTCAAACTCGCCGCCGCGGCGGCGCTAGACGTGGTCGCACGATCCGAAACGCTGATCTCCAAGAAGATCCGAACCCAAGATCTGACCACCGACGGGCCGGCGGTCGCCCAGGAGCTGCGGGCGTCCGCGGCGGCGCTGAGGGTGCAGGCTGACATCGACGACACCGGGTTCGACGTCGTCGACTTCGACCCGTACGCCGCCTACCGGCAGGAGGCGTGATCGGTGCCTGGTCTGCCCGCCACCACGGTCATCCACCCCGACTTTCAGCAGCACCACCGGCCGGTCGCGGCAGGGCAGATGACCGGCACCTGCCGCATTGAGCGGCTGCCGGCCGGCGCTGCGGTGTGGGATGACGCCGCGGGCACGCACGTGCCGCCCTCGCCGACGCTGCTGTACGACGGGCCGTGCCGCTACCAGCACCTGTCTCCGGCCGGGCAGCCGATCGTCGCCGACACCGAAACGCCCCTGGCCGACGTTCGTATCACCGTCCCGGTGCCCGACACCGTCGAGTACACCGTCAACGACCTGGTCACCCTCACCGGCGCCGCCGACAACCCGGACCTGGCCGGACGGACACTGCGGGTGACCGCGGTGTCCGCGGCCACCATCTCGGTGCAGCGGGATCTGACCTGCCAGCTACGGCAACCCACCACCCGGTAAGGGGGCGGACGTGGATGACCTGGAACGGTTGGCTGAGGACATGGACCAAGCCGCCGACCGGCTACACGACCGCGCCGAGAACCTGGTGCGGGCGAGCACGCTGCGCACCGAGGCCCTCGGCAAAGCGGGCGCACCGGTGCTCACCGGCCTGCTGCGGTCGTCGATCACGTCGCAGGTCGACAGCGGGCCGACCCGCATCACCGGCGAGACGGGCCCGGACACCACCTACGACGTGTACGTCCACAACGGCACATCACGGCAGCCCCCGAACCCGTTCATGGACGCCTCTGCCGACGTCGTGCAGCCGCAGTTCTACACGGCGGCCGAACGGATCGGCGGGCAGGTCCTCGATGGCTGACACCGACGTCGGCTGGCTGCACGCGCAGGGCCTCGCCGCACTGTTGGCGCCGCTGCCCTACGTGGTGTACGTCGGGGAGGTCACCGACGTCGACGCCGACCTTGCGTTTCCGTACCTGGTGCTGTGGCCGCCGCCGGCGACACGGCCGACGATCACCCTCGCCGGGTACGGCGGCGAGGCGACCACCGTCACCCAGCTCACCGCGGCCGGCACCAGCCCCCGCGAGACGATCACCGCACTGGATCGGGCCTCAGCGCGGCTGCACCGCGTGCGCCCAGCGATCCCGGGCCGCCGCTGCTCGCCCATCACCCACACCGAGGGCGCCGCCGGGCCGCCGCAGCCGCGGCTCGACCCGCAGGCCCGCACCCCCGACGGACGGCCCATCTTCATCACGTTCGCCCAGTTCACCCTGCACTCGTCCAGGAGCCCCGATGGCTGACATCCCTGTCCGCAGACCCACATTCGACGGCGTCAACCTGGCCCTCGGCGCCGCCGCCGCCGGCGACACGGCCGAGTGCGGGCCCGGCTTCGCGTTACTGGTCAACAACGGCAGCGGCGCGTCTGTCGACGTCACGATCGCGGTGCCCGGCAACACCTCATACGGGGTCGCGACCCCCGACAAGCCGATCAGCGTGCCCGCCGGGGAGCTGTGGGAGATCTCGCTGCTGGAGGTGTACCGGGATCCGTCCACCCGACGGGCGGCCATCTCCTGGTCGGCGACAACGTCGGTGACCCGCATCGTGGTGAGACGGTAGGAGGGCGCATGCCGACGTGGACAAGGGTGCGAGACACCCACACCGGACATACCTTCGATATTGACGCACGTACGCTGCCGCACCGCCCCGGCGTGGAGCCGGTCAACGACCCGCAGCGGTGGCCGGACATCGAAGGCCCCCGCGCGCAGCCGAGGCCCCCGAAACCTCACGTTGACAAGGGCATACCGCGAGGCGACGCCGGCCGGCGGCGCACCACTACCACCAGCACCCCGGCGTCGACGCCGACCACCACGAGCAGGGAGCAGAAGTCATGACTCAGCCGGCCAGCGTCCCCGCCGACGGCAACCAGGCCGTCTGGTGGGTACCCGTCCTCGCGGTCACGCAGAGCCCGACCGTCGCCGAACTCACCGCCCCATCGGTGATCGACGTGTCCTGCTACCTGACAGCCGAGGGGTGGACCCCGAACACGGATGAACAGATCGTCACCGATGCCCGGTTGTGCTCCACCGCCACCTACGAACAGCCGGGCCGGTTACAGCACACGCTGGAGATCAGCTACGTGCACAACCCGGACTCGCCGGCCGACAACGCGGCGTACCTTGCGCTGACCCGGCTGACGACGGGCTATTTCGTGGTCCGTATCGGGGTGCCGTACGACCAGGCGGTTGCGGCCGGCGACATCGTGGATGTGTGGCCGGCCAAGATGGGGTGGCGCCGCAAGAACCCGGGGGTCGCGAACGGTGTGCTCACCGTGTCGCAGAAGCCGTTCGTGACCGGGCCGGCGGTGCAGGACGCCGTCGTCGTCGCATAACCCCTGCACAACCTTGTGCCGGCGGGACAGGTCACCAGCCCGACCTGCCCCGCCCCACCATGTTTGGGCTGGATGGAAGGGCTGGGATCATGACCGCCACCGACACGGATACGCCGTCCGTCAAGGACCGTTTGCGGGCGGCGCGGCTACCCGAACGCACCGTCGACCTGTGCCTGCGCGGCGATCTGCAAGCCGAGTGGGAAGACCTTCACCGCCAACTGGCAGATGTGGAGGCGGTGGCGAAGGACAAGCGCCTCAACGGCGACAAGCGGGCCCGGGACATTGGCGGGCAGATCACCGCCGTGCAGAAGCAGATGCGCGCCGAAACCCTCGTGATCCGGATGCGCGCCCTGTCCCGTAAACGGTGGGAAACCCTGCTCAAGCAGCATCCGCCGCGCAAAGATCAGGACGTCGATCAGCATCTCGGCTACAACGCCGACACGTTCATGGTCGCGCTGATTCGTGCGTGCATGATCAGCCCCGACCTGGACGACGATGACTGGCGGATGCTGCTCGGCGACGACGACATCGGGCGGCAGCGGCGGGAGAAGACCGGGGAGCAGGTGGAGGATGGTGCGCTCACCGAGTGGCAGTTTTCCCAGTTGCAGGACACGGCCCTCGCATTGAATGTGCGCAAGGTTGATGTCCCAAACTCGTTCGCCGCCTCACAGTTGACCCGGGCCTCTTAGCCCAGGTTACGGCTGCGAGGCGGCTGCGCATCAGTTTGCGCGAGTTTCAGGGCTGGACGCCGGAGCGGGTCACTGACCACGAATACGACACCGATGGGCGGCTGGTCAGGTCGACGGAGTGGGTGGAGTCGGCGTGGGATGAGCAGCAGCGCGGATGGATGCTCGCTCTCGACGCGTACGAGGCGGACCTGTGCCCGCATTGCGGCGGCCCGTCGAGTGTGTGTCAGTCGGCGGACGCCGACCGCAACAACCCCCGTGCCACCTGGATCTACTGGCCGATCAGCCCCGCCGAGTGCGCGATCAGCACGGCGATGCGGGTCGGTAAACCGCAGCTGGACAAGCTCGACCCGGACGGGCGGCGGGCGCTGATCCCCCGCGCTGAGCGGGTCCGACGCGGTGCTGCCAAACCCAGCAACGCCATCGTATGACAGCCCGGGGGTGAGCGATGGCCCGGCGAATAGCGGTGCAGTTCATCGCCGAATTGACGCGATTCGGTCAGCAGATGCGCGGCGGCGCCGACGAGGTCCGCAAGGTCCGGCAGGAAGCGGTGGCCGCCCAGCGGGAGGTGACCGGGCTCGGCGCCGCCGGTGACACGGCGGGCCGACAACTCGGCGACGGGCTGGTGCGTGGCCTCGACGGCAGGATCCGCGACGCCCGCGGCCGGTTCGTAGGGGCCGGTACGCGGGCGGGCCGCGAATTCGGGGACGGTTTCGAGCGTGGCGCCCGCTCCGGTATCGGCCGGGTTGCGGGCATGCTCGCCGGCGCGGCGCTGCAAGCCAGCGGTTCGGCTGGCCGGGGACAATTGGTCGGCCTGGCGGCGATCCCCGCGACGGCCGCAGCTGCGGCAGCGTCGTTGCAGGTGCTGCCGCCGCTGCTCGCTGCTGTCGGCGGTGGCCTGGGCGCGATCCCCGGATTGGCGGCGGGTGCGGCCGGGTCGATCGGCACCGTCAAACTGGCCACCGCCGGACTCGGCGACGCCATCGAGGAGGTGTTCGCCGACGACCGCGACCCCTACCTGCGGCTATCACGCAACGGGCAGCAGTTCGTGTCCGCGCTGGGCGCGCAGAAGCAGGCACTGCTGGGTTTGCGGTCGGTGGCTCAGGACCGCGTCTTTAGGGGCCTTGACGCCGAGGTCACCGAGTTGGCGGCGGTGGCGCTACCGTTCGCCCGCACCCAGGTTGAGCGTTTTGGTGACACGTGGAACACCACATTCCGGCAGGCGGCAGCGCTCGGCCGGGACCAGCAGTTTCTGGCCGGGTTGAACAGCGCGTTTGCCTCCGCCGACGGGTTCTTCGACAAGGTGAACGCGCGCATTCCGGCGACCGGTCGGGCGCTGGGTGGCCTGTTTACCGGCAGCATCCCGTTCGTCGACCAGTTCGGCGACAGCCTGCTGGAGTATGTGGACGACTTCAGCGCGTGGATCGAGCGCACCAGCAGGTCCGGCCAGTTGCACATGTTCTTCCGGGATGCCGGACAGCAGGCCGGCGCGCTGCTTGATCTGACCCGCGAGATCTTTGTCCTTGTCGGCCGGATCGGCGGTATGGGGCAAGGCTCCACTCTGCTGCGGGACATGGCCGACGCCGTGGAGCGGTTCAACGACGAGGCACACAACATGCGGTCGGTGGAAGGGATCATCCGCACCGGCAACGAGGCCATCGCCGGCGTTGTCGATGTGCTGGTGGTTCTCGGCGAAACAATGGGAGACACGCTCGCCGATCCGGGCACCGCCGCGGCCGTTGCCCTGTTCTTCGACCTGCTCAAAGTGGGGGCGCAGACCCTCGGCGGGTTGGTGCAGGTGTTCGGGCTGCTGCCCGACCAGATTCAGGCCGCAGTACTGGCCGGCGCGGCGCTGGCCATCGTCGCCGGGAAGCTGAGCAAAGCCTTCGGTAAGGCGCACACTGCCGTGGGTGGATTCAGCGAGCGGCTGCGGCAGACCGGCCCGTCGGGTGTGCAGGCTGCTGAGGGGATCGGCAAAGCCGAGCGTGCCGTCGGCCGGTTGGTTGTCACCATGGCGGCCTTCCAGGTCGCCTCCGCCGCCTTCGGGTCGACTCTCAACCCGCAGGTCGATGCCCTGTCTCGCCGGTTGACAGAGTTCGCCCGCGACGGTGAGGTGGCCGGTGAGGCGGCCCGTGTCTTCGGCGGGGACATGGACAAGCTGGAAACGGCGATCAAGGATGTCGCGGACACGGGCGCCTGGTCCGACTTCGCCCGCGGCGCCGCCGGTTTCATCGAGGGCATCACCGGTTTGGGTAACGTCGTCGATGACAGTCTCACCAAGTCGCGGGAGCGGATCTCGGCCCTCGACTCGGCGTTGACGGACATGGTGGCCGCCGGTGGGATGGAGCAGGCCCGGCAGGCTTTCGACCGGATCGCCGAGTCGGCGGCCCGGCAGGGCGTGTCCACCCGCGAGTTGATGACCGTCCTGCCCGGCTACGCGGCGGCTTTGGAGAAGGCGAAGGCTGCCGGGGATGGGCAGGCGCAGGCAACGGCTGCAGCGGATCAGCGGACTCGGCTGCTGACCGGGTCGATGCAGGACACGATCACCGCGATGGGCTCGTACACGCGGGCGTGGGAGGTGCTGAACGGCGCCCAGTTGACGGCAGATGAGGCATCTTTGGCGGCGAAAGACGCCATTGATCAGGTGACGCAGTCTTTCGCGGAGAACACGGACACGGTGACCGGCAACAGTCGGGCGGCGTTGGAGAACCGGATCGCGGTCGGGCAGGCCGCGCAGGCGGCTGCCGAAGCAGCGCAACGCAAGTACGAGGAAACCGGTTCGATCATCGAAGCTACCGCGACGTACGACTCGTACATCGGTGCGTTGCGGCGCACCCTGCGGCAGGCGGACCTGACGGACGCCGAGATCGAAGGGCTGCTGGCGTCGTACGCGCAGATGCCGCCAGTCGCGCAAACGCAGGTATCGGCGCCCGGCGCGGCTGGCGCGACACAGCAGGCAGCCGGCTTTTACAGCGCGCTCAAACGGCTACCCGACGGCAAGTTGGTGCGGGTGAATGTGCGCGGTGTCGAGTCAGCCATCAGCCGAGTGGATCGGCTGCAAGCCGAGGTAAGGGCATTGACGGGCAAAACCATCCGTATCGGGGTGGTCGGCGGACGGGGTGGGCACCTCGAACAGCGGTGGGGCGGCTACCACGAACACGGCGGCGGATGGACGAAGGCCGCGGTCGGCGTGCTGCGGGAGGCGGCCGTCTACCCGGCCCGTCATCCCGGCCGGTACATGATCGCCGAACCGGAAACGGGTGGTGAGGCATTCATCCCGCTGCGCGGTGACCATCGGCGCAGTGTTTCCATCGCCCAGAAGGCGATGGACCACTACGGCATGGCAGTCGTTCCGAAGTCAGTGGTCATGGCCGGTCAGCGGGCGATGGCGGCAATGGCGGCGTCCGCGCAGGCGGGACCGGCGTCGGGGCCGGTGACCTACGACAACCGGATCAGCGTCCACCCTCAGCGCGCGGATTTCACCCTGACCGATCTGGAGGCCCTGGAGGCCCGCCGGGATGCACAAGCGCGGGTAGGAAGGCCCCGATAATGCCTATCTTGGTTGGCACCCTCACCGAGCCCACCCCCACACCGCCGTCGGGCATCCCGCAGCCTGCTGACCCGGGCCGGCCGGAGGCGGTGTGGATCGCGCCGGACGGCACCGAGGTCCATCTGACCTCAGACCGGGAACTGCACTTCACCCTCGACTCCGTGACAGGGTGGGGTGCCGCCCCAATCAGCCTGGTCGCCGACCCGCACCCGCGTGGCGGCACACGCGTGCGACACATCCAACCGCAGCCACGGACCATCACCTGGCCACTGCGCATACGGGCCACCACCCACATGGAACTGGTTTCCGGCTGGCGGGACCTCACCGCCCGGTTCACCCAGACCCGCCGGCTTGGTCCCGGCCTGTTACGGATCATGCGCCCGGACGGGACTGCCCGCGAGGTACTCGCCTACTACCAGGCCGGGTTTGCCGGTGAACCTGGCCAGGGGCACACGTGGGACACGGCGGTGCTGTCGCTGTACTGCGAGGATCCCTACTGGCGAGCGGTTGCCCCAGTCAGCACCCTCTACTCCAACGGCGCCACAGTGTCGTACCTGGACCCGTATCTGACGGTCAGCCCGTCGAGTGTGCTCGGCGCGACGACGGCCGTCAACGCGGGTGATGTAGAGGCGTGGCCAGCATGGACGATCGTTGGGCCCGCCTCGCAAGTGCAGGCCACCAACTCGACCACCGGTGAGGCGTTCACCTTGTCGGCGACGCTGCTCGCCGGGGAGACGGCGACGATCAGCACCGATCCGCCGACGGTACGCGGCCCGGCCGGGCAGATCTGGACCGGAAACCTCGACTGGCCTGGTGCGGTGCTGTGGGCTTTGCAGCCCGGCCTGAACAACGTCGACTTCGCGGTGTCCGGCGCGGCGGCGGGTACGCAGATCACTCTCTCCTACACCCCTCGATACGAGACGGCCTGACCGATGCCTCCGATGCTGTCCGCGCCCGCGCGGATCACTCTGCTGATCACCGACCGGAACCTGACCGTCCTCGGCGACCCCGTCGACGGGTGGACCGAGCTGGACGTGACGGTGCGGTTCAACGAGCCGGCGTCCGGGTCGTTCACCGCGCCGGCGTACCCGGCCCTGCTGCAGCAGATTCGCGGCACCGCGCTCGACGAACTGCGGCGGGTCGTCGTCATCCGCGATGGGCAGATCTTTGCCGCCGGCCCGATCGAGCGTGAGGGTCCGGAGGTGTGGTCGGCCGACGGCGGCCAGCACAGCGGCCCCGGCACGATCACCGTGCACTTCGCCGACGACCTGGCTCGACTCGCCGGCCGTCACACATACCCGGACCCCACCGCAGCCGCTACCGGGCAGACATCGACAGCACGGTGGACATCGACGGGCAACGCCGAGGACATCATGCGCGCCCTGGTCAACGTCAATGCTGGCCCCGCCGCGCTCACCACCCGACAGATTCCGCAGCTGGTGCTCGGCGCCGACCAGGGCGTCGGCTCGACCATCACGTTCGGCACCCGATTCGAGGCGCTCGGCGACGCCCTGCGGTCGGCGGCGATCGCCGGTGGCGGCCTCGGCTTCCGCACCCAGCAGGTCGGCAACACGATCGAGTTTCAGGTGTACGCGCCGGACGACCTGACCAGCGGGGCTACCGCCGTCCGTTTCGGCCGTGGCCTGGGGAACCTGCGGTCGTACTCGTACATCCGGGAGGCACCGACAGCTACCACGGCGATCGTCGGCGGCAAGGACGCCGGCACATCCCGGGTCATCGTCGAACGCACCGACACGGCCGAAGCCGCAGCGTGGGAGCGGATGGAGACGTTCGTCGACCGGCGGCAGTCCGACGACGTCCCCGGATCCACCGACGAGCTTGACCAAGCCGGCGACGAGGCCCTCACCCGCGCCGCTGCCCGAGCCCGACTGTCGTCGGTCACCGTCGATACCCCCACCCAGCGATATGGACAGCACTACCAGCTCGGCGACCGCGTGGCGATGCAGCTGCTCAGCGGCGCCGAAGTCACCGACGTTGTCCGCGCTGTGCACCTGCAGGCCACCCCCCAGTCGGGGGAGGTCGTAACCGCGCTGGTCGGATCGCAGGAGGCATCCAGCGACCCGGGCTGGCTACAAGCAACCCGCGACCTCGCCCGTCGTCTAGCCGGCCTGGAGACCATCTGATGGCAGAAACCTGGTACCCGAATCCCGGTGTCACACAGCTGCAGCACGAGCACCTCATCGGCCACGCCGTACCCACCGGCGTCGTGGGACATCCGCAGGACCCGTCCCTGGTGTACGCGCCTGGCTCCGGCACCCGCGAGATTCGCTTCCGCGCCGACCGGCGGGCGGCTGTCTTGGGCTACGGCTGGGCAAACGACAACGACGAAATCGTGCGGTCCCTGGCTGATAACGCCACCAGCTCAGTCCGGGTGGACCTAGTCGTGCTGCGCTTCGACCGCGCCGACTACTCCGTGCGCAACGCCGTCGTGTTGGGTACCCCCGGTGCTGGAGCGCCCGCACCCACCACGGACACCGGCACATCCGGCGTCTGGGAGCTGCCCCTCGCGGATGTCGACGTCAGTCCCGGCGCGACCACCATCGCCGACACTCAGGTGCGCAACCGTGCCTGGTACATCGGCCCCGACGGCGGCTACCTGTGCACGTCGTCGACCCGGCCGCCCCACTCTCCCGGCCGACGAATCTGGGAGACCGACACCGGACGGCAGATGGTGTCCGACGGTGTGAGGTGGCTCGTGACCGCCGAGGACGCCATCTCGCAGGTGTTGCTCAGCGCGGCCAACTGGACAGCCTCCGGCCAGTTCAATCATCTGCGGCGTCGCAACGGGAACGTCCACATGGCGTTGACTCCGCAGCGGATCGCCGGGCCCCTGCTGGCCGGGCAGACCAGCACTCTGGGCACCATCCCGGCAGGGTTTTGGCCGACGGAGGACCGGGAAATCGTCGGTCACGTCGTGTCCTCGGGTGCGGCTGCGGTCGGCCTGATCACTACAACCGGGCTGCTCACCGTGCGGTTCTGGCACGCCGGCATAAACACTGGTCGGTATTTGAATTTGCAGTCCGCGTCGTGGCCTGTGGCTCACTAGGAGAAGCTATGTACTGGTATGGAGGCGGGCCGGCGGACTGGGCGATGGCCCTGGTCACCGTCAGCGGCACCGAGCGGATCCCGCAGATGCAGCCCGGCGCGATCATCACCTGCCACAACGATCAGGTCACGGGCACTCAGTACACCGATCTGGTCCTCGCCGACGGCACCGCGGTCACCCAGATCGTCGCGTCCCCCGGCGACACCGTTTACGGGCCAGGAACACTACCCCGATTCCAGGCGCCGGCGCTGTCCTTGTGGATCAGCATCAATGGCGGTCCTCGAATGTTCGTCGTGTCGACGGACGTACCCGACATCATGCAGCAGCTCAGCGATGCCGCGCAGGCCGCGCAGCAGGCGGCCGAGGCCGCCGCCACCGACGCGGCAGCCTTAGCCCAGAGCTCCTCCATCGCCGGGCACCTTGCCGAGGCGGACCCGCACCCGCAGTACCTCAACGATCCACGCGGTGACCTGCGGTACGTACGCGCCGACGCTGGCACGATCGCTCCCCTTGACGAGCCCCGCGAGACTTTGACATTCGCTTCCACGCCAGCAGCCACGAACGCGAACATGCGGGAAATTTGGATCACCCACGAGGGTATGACCAGGCTCGCGGCGTGGGAAAACGAGCGTAATAACCCCCGGCGCGAGCAGTTACCCGGAGCGCTGTGGGACCACCTCTATACGGCGGTCACGGCGTACAACGGCACCGGCCGCGCCGTCAACGTCGACATCCGGGGATTGGACAACGTCCGGCGGCAGGCTGGCGGTATCGACGCCCTCGGCCGACCGGTCACCTCCGACCAGGCTTGGATACCCATCACGAACCTGGACCCGGATTCGACCGGCGCGTACACGGCTAGTACCGCGATCGGGCCCGCCCCTTTGGGCGTGCGGTGGGAAACGGATGACACGGTGCGGATGCAGGGCCGTATCGACGCCACCGCCGTCACCGCCGGCCACACCCTGGCCGTACTACCCGCCGGCTACCTACCGCTGTCGCAGCGGCTCCTCACCCTGCCCACCACCAACGGCCAGACGGTAACCACCGATCTGTTCACCAACGGCCGCATCGTCGCCCAGACCACCCTTGCCGGACCGGTGACCCTGGCACTCGACGACTTGACCTTCGCCCGCGTGACGGCCCCCCAACCCACGGGAAACTGGACCATAACCTCGGCAGCGATCGCCACCCCCGGCGCGACCAGCCCGCTCAGCCTCACCCACGCCGGCGCCACCGACCGTCTCTACGTGCTCATCCTTGCCCGCAGCTCCGCGGCGGACCCATTCACCACCGTCACCGACAACGCGTCCAACACCTGGACCCGGATCACGTACGCGCCGACGAGCGGAAGCATCGGCCGGCGCATCGAGATGTGGACCTGCCAGCCCACCACAGCTTTCGCCAGCGTGTCCGTCGGCTTCAGTGGCGCCGGCACTGCGTACGCCAGCCTCTATGAGATCACAGGCCACCACACCACCCCGCTCGACCAAGCCGCCAGCGAACACCGTTCGTCTACGACAGCGCCGGCGGCGGTCGAGGTCATCCCCAGCGGCACCGGACGCCTCGTCATCGCGGCAATCACCTCTGCCCCGAACAGCTTGGCGCAGATCACCGCCTCGCCCGGGTGGACGGCGCTGCCCTCCCACAACGGCGGTCCGGCTGTGGTCTACCAAACCGATCCGGCCGCGAGCGCGCCGCTCGGCGTTTCCTGGACGCTGGCCACGTCGGCTGGCTCCGGCCACGCGATCGCCGCCATCGCACCTGAGTAGCCGCCATCGCGAGCACCGGCCGCGGCCACGGAAGGCACGGCGGGCACAGACCTTGCCGAGTCCGGTTCGACCGCCAGCGACACGTAGCGCGACACGCACCTTTGACCACCTACATCTGCCCCAAGGGAGGGACATGTCCACCACCAACCCCCATCCGATCCCAGACGAAAGCCCGGAACAGCACATCGGTGACGAGATCCCGGACCCGTGGGCGGATCCCGCCCAGACTGACTGGCCCGCAATGGAGGTGAACATCGATGGCGTGGACCGTGGTACCGAATCTGGATGAGGCCCGCGATCAGCTCAACAAGCGGTTCCCGGGCCGCGACACGAGGTCGGACGGCTCGATCGGCGACACCGCGCACCAGGGCTACCCGTCGTCGCACAACCCGGACCGGACCGGCCGACCCGAACACCGCGACGGCGACAACCTCGACGAGGTGCGGGCCCGGGACTTCGACGCCGACCTGAACGACCCGGATGGCGTCACGATGGAACAGGTCGTGCAGCTGTGGGTGACACTGGCTCGCGCCGGCGTGCTGTGGTGGGTGCGGTACATCATCTTCAACGGCCGTATCTGGCACCGCCGGCACCAGTTCGCCACCCACACATACACCGGGTCGAACCGGCACACCGGCCACTGCCACGTGACGTCGGAGTTCACCCAGGCTGCGGACACGGTGCGGGGGACGGACTGGCGGCTCGACCAGCTCGGCACGCCGGCACCGGTGCCGCCACGGCCGGCTCCCGGGCCCGCGGTGGCGTTCCCACTCCCGACCGGGCACTACTTCGGCCCACGCCAGGCCGGAGACAGGTCGGTGTCCGGATACTATCGCCGCCGGTTCCGGGGCAAGGCTGACCGGCAGTGGCTGACCGCCTGGACCAGGCAGCTTGTCCGCCGAGGCTGGCCAGCGGGCAAGGGCCGCCGGTACCTGCGCACGGCCGGCGCCGACGGGCTCTACGGGCCGGAGTACCGGAAGCTCATCCTGGCGTTCCAAGCCGATCAGGGCCTCAAGCGCGATGGGCTGCTGGGCCGCAAGACGTGGGACGCCGCCTACCGCAACCCAATCACCTGAAATGGACTCTGCCGTCCAGGTCGCGTTGATTAGCGCGGGCAGCGCGATCGGTGGCGGCGGCCTCGTCATCCCGGTCGTCGCTCACTTCCTCGGCCGGCAGACCCGTGCCGCCCAGCAGCGCCTCGCCGACGCGCAGGCCGAGCAAGCGCAGGCCACGACCGACCAAATCCGACAGGACATCTACCAGGAACTCACCATGGACCTGCGATCCGAGCTGCAGCAGGTTCGCTCGGCACTGCGTCACGCCCGAAAGTCGCTGGCGGCGACGTCAGCCGAGGCCGAGCGACTCCGGCTGAGAGTGGTCGGGCTCGAGTCACGTATTGCGCAGCTGGAGCTGACTGAGCAGCATCTGTCAGCGGAGCTACGTGCTGCCCAAGCCGAGCGGGACCAGCTACGTGGGCAACTCACCGACGGTGAGGCGACGATCAGCGCATTGACCTGTCAGATCAACGACCTCGAGGCACAGCTGGCAGGGCTGCAAGTGACGCCGGAGACGTCACGCCTCGGGATAGCTGATTCCTGACGACTCGTACCGGGCTCGCAGTTCGGCTGCGTGCTCCCGCGCGATGGTCATGTCCGCGCCAGCCGCCTGCAGTAGTTCCGCCGTCGGCCCGCTGGCCCCGTATGGGTCTGCCAGGGCAACCCCGGCTTGGATGCTCAGCAGCATCGGGTCGGTGGTGACTGCGCGAACCACGGCGACCGCTGCGTCCCGGGGCACGTCCCGCCGGTCTCCCACGCCGTACCGGCGTGCCACACCGGACAACTCGGCCAGGAGCAGCCGCTGTCGCTGCGGCAGTGACGGCACATCCATCCCCCGACCCTAACCAGGAGGCACCATGCAGCTTGATGATCGACACCCCTCAGTGGTGAGGATCGCCCGCTATTTCACTTACGACCACCTCCCGCCAGCGCTCCGAGCCGTCAGCAAGGAGTGTCACGACCTCGCCGAACACATGATCACCACTCTGCCCGACAGCCCTGAACTGACGACCGGGCTTCGCAAGCTACTCGAAGCGAAAGACTGCTTCGTGCGAGCGGCACTCGACGAGGAGACGTCCCGATGACGCACGACTACCTGATCAGCCTGATCCGCACCGCCGTCCCCGCCGCTGTCGGCGCCCTGCTCGCCTGGCTGGCCTCGACGGCGGGCATCGTTCTCGACGGCGACTCGTCCACCGCACTCACCGCGGGTGTGGTGGCGCTGGCGATGGCCGGCTACTACGCCCTCGTTCGGGTGGCCGAGGCCCGGTGGCCGTGGCTGGGTGTCCTGCTCGGTACGCCGGCCGCGCCGAAGTACGAGTCGCCGGCCGCGCGGAGGCAGTAGTCCTGCCGGCCCAGCCACACCCGCCGGTGGTGGTGACTCGGGGGCACCACCACCGGCGGACACCCAGACACCCCCGGGGTTAACGTGGGAGAGCTGATGAGCCCCTGGACTGTGCACCACGGTGACGCCCTGACGATCCTGCCCACCCTGCCCGCCGCGAGCGTCGATCTCGTGCTGACCGACCCGCCGTACAACTCCGGCGGCCGTACCCAATCTGACCGGACCAAGGACACCGCACGCGGAAAGTACGTCTCCGGCGGCGTCGCCCATCAGCTGCGGGATTTCGTCGGCGACAACCGTGACCAGCGCTCCTACACCGCCTGGCTGTCGCTGATCCTCGCCGACTGCCTCCGCGTCTCGAGGCCCGGCGCATCACTGCTCGTATTTTCGGATTGGCGGCAGTTGCCGGCCACCAGCGACGCCCTGCAGGCCGGCGGCTGGCTGTGGCGCGGCATCATCTGCTGGCACAAACCCATCTCCCGCCCGCGGGTCGGCGGGTTCAAAGCCGACTGCGAGTTCCTGCTGTGGGGCAGCAACGGCCCGATCGACGCCACCCGTAATCCCGTCTACCTGCCCGGCCTCTACAGCGCCAGCCAGCCCCGCGGCAAGGGCAGGCAGCACATCACCCAGAAACCCGTCAGCCTGCTCGCCGACCTGGCCAAGGTATGCCCGCCCGGCGGCACGATCCTCGATCCGTTCACCGGCTCCGGCTCCACCGGCGTTGCCGCCGTCGACGCCGGCCACCCGTTCGTCGGTATCGAGGCCAGCGCCCACTACGCCCAGATTGCACGACAGCGGATCACCGACGCCACCACCCAGCACACGCCCGGGTAGGGTTGTCGATGCGGTGCCGCCGGTGACGTCCCGGCCGGCGCCGACCAACAAACGCGAGCGCCCCCGGCCGAAGCCGGGGGCGCGTCGTCGTGTGTGGGGGTCAGCGGTGTCGCTGGGGTCCGGTGTCGACTCGGCTCACCGGGCGGGGACGGTCACCCGGTTCGCCGCTCTGGCGTCCCGTCTCCCTCGCGGCGATGACCGCAGCGTCGAACGCCGGATCGGTTTTGCGCGCGTTGGACAGGGCATCGTACGACCAGCCGGTAGCAGCAACAGCTTCCGTGATCGTGAGCCCGCCGCGTAGATGCTGAAGTGCGGCCTCACGGTCCTCGGTACCAAACCGGCGGGCTGGTGTGGCGTACTGACGGGACGGAAGTCCCTTGATGGCAGCCGAGTGTGCCTGCGTGCAGGTGTCCTCGCGGCAACCGAGGGCGTAGCCGACCGTGCCGCAGTCTTGCGGGCAGTGGAGCTGACGCACCGGACGCAGTGCCGGCATCAGGCCGCCCTCCCGGGAGGCCTGGACCAGCGCGGCGTCGTACTCGGGGTGACTGCGGCGAGCACCGCCCAGTCGGTGTGGGCTGATCCCGGCCGTCTCGCACGCCACCTTGAGCGAGGTGCCGCCACGGATTGCGGTCAAGATCTGCTGCAAGGCGGCCTCGTCAATGGGCTTGTGCGCCACCGCGCCGGCTGCCGCCCGGCGTGCCGCGCTGTAGGGCGCTACGGCGGTGGTGCAGGCAGTTTTGCGGCAGCCGTACTTGTATCCCTGGTAGGAGCCGCAGTGGCGGCCGGGGCAGGTCCACCGCGCCCGGTCCGGCATGTCATCTGCGCGGCGCAGGCGATACTGTATGGCCTGCGCGGTCACGCCGAGGGCGCGGCCGATGGCCGCCAGCGTCCATTCAGCATTATGTGCAGCGCGAAGGGCAGCCCCAAGTTCGGGGCTGCGATCGGCATGCAGACTCCGCAGTCTGGCCGCAAGATCGTCGGGTAGCTCTCGCGGCGGTAGGCGGATGTCGCCGCGCAGCCACGCCAGGGCGCGTGGCTCGTTGTAGTAGGCAGCACGTCGCCCGTTCCGCCTTCGCACGTGGCCGGCTGGCTGGAACATCTCGGGATGGGCCTTGATGTACTGACGGACGCTATCCGCTTTCCGGCCGAGCTGGGCAGCCAGCATCGAGGCGGTAGCCATACCGTCAGGGACGGTATCGACGCCCGCGCCCATGCGGTGTCGCGCCCATGCGGTGTCGGCCTCCGTGAGGCGATACCGCGCGGGTCGGTGGTCGTCAACTGCCCGAATGCCGGCTCTGTCCTTCAGCCACTTGTAGACGTAGACGAGATCCGCGCCGTAGCGCTCGGCGAGCTCCTTCACGGTGGCAGTGCGTTCTGTGGTCACTACTGGTCGTCTCCTGCGTACTCGGCGAGTAGTCGGGTTACGACGGCGGCGAATGGCTCGCCGCGCTTCTTGGCGGCTTTCCGGGCGGCGTCCTGCACGTCTTGGGGGACACGGATGTTCAGGGGAGGGGTTGTTCCGGTGGTCTTCGGGCGACCGGGCCGACGCTTCGGCTCAGACATCATCAGTACTCGTCACCCTCTCGGCGGATCGCCCGCTCGTCGTAGCCGGTACGAACGTGGCTGATCCACTCGGCGGGGATCTCGTCTCGGATGGCGGGGTAGCCCTCGGCGACGGCGGTCACCACATCGTCGTGCACGTCGGCGGGGACATCGACGCGGAGCAAATGAAACGCCTGGTGCTCGTACCAGAGCCAGTCGGCCTCGACGCGTCCCCGCGGGGTGTCGGGAAAGACGCAGACCACGTCGCCGTCGAACCCGTCGGGGGCGTCGTCGCCCCACTTCCATGCCGGCGCGTTGCCGGCGCGTTCCAGGAAGTCACGGCAGATCAGCGGGCCGCCATCGTAGCTGGCGTCGGCGATGTGCCAGTAGGTGACGATGTCCGCGGTCGTCTGCGTCATGCAATTAGTGTACGACACAAACTCTAATAGTGCACGACAAAAATACGCCTCGTATGGACTCACGTCGCACCCCGGCCGCCGACCAACAAACGCGAGCGCCCCGCCTGGCCTCACGGCCGAGCGGGGCGCTTCGTCGTGTCCGGGTGCGCACGTCACTGCCACCCGCTGTCGGAAATGACGACGGTGCGGGACACCAGCCGCCCCTGGATGCCCCGCCCCGACAGCAGCTCCTCAAGGTCGCGCTCGGCGCGCTCGCGGTCCGGGGCGGGCGCCAAGTAGGGGCCGTAGATCCCCTCGAACTCGACGCCCCAGGCCGTGTACGTCCCTGCGGGCAACTGCCGGATCCCGTCGAGGATGTCCTGGGAGGTGAACCGGTAGTCGGACATTGCGGGCTCCCTTGTGGTAACGGACCCGCGCGCCGTGGCCTACTACGACCAGTCGACGTCCGCGCCATGCTCGATCGCCCAGGACGCCAGGTGGCGGAGTTCGGCGAGCCGCTCGGCTAGGTAGCCGGGCCTACGCCCTCCGTGGGTCCAGCGCCCGTCGACCACTTCGGGTCGCCCGACACCGTCTGTGGTGGTGCCGATCAGGGCGAGGGCGAGCAGTACACGGCCGAGGAAGTCCGGGCCGGTGGTGGTCCCCCAGTCGCCGTCGAACGTGAGGCCGAGCAGGTCGAAAACCTGCTTGGCGTTGCCGTTGGCCATGTTGACCTTCGGCGATCCGGTGGCGCTGGCGGTGATGGTGATGGTGATGGTGATGGACATGGGGGCCTCCCTGGGTGGGTTGGGTGTTCGCGCATCCCTTCGCGCCCGTGGCGCTGGGGTGGCCCCGATGTCCCGCTCGCGCGGGTCCGCTGTGGAGTTGTGGTAACCCGTGTTCCGGGCATGCCTTGACATTACCCTAGGGTGTTGGACACGTCAACACCTTAGGGTGATTCACCGCTCCTGACCTGCCACCCGCTTTCGATGCCGCGAAACGGCCTTGTTCACCGCAGCAACAGAATCACCCAGATCGGCCGCTACCTCGGCGTACGACCGGTCACGCGTCGCCTCATGCACCGCCGCATCGGCCGTAGCCGACAGCACACGTTTCGCGTCATCGATTAGATCGCGCGCACGGCGGGCGCGCGCAGCGGGCGGCCTCTTAGGAAGTCCGGCAATCAGCTGGGCAAGGTCGGCAACGTCTTTCGGAGGGTTCATGACCTTAGGGTAGTAGACTCAGCGGTGGTCGACTCGGCTCACCGGGCGGGGACGGTCAGCAGGTTGCCGATGCGTGGGCACGTCCTTCGCATCGGCCGTAGCGGCGATGACGCGCTACGTGAGGGTCCGCCAGGCCGCCCCGTTTACCTGCGGGCGCGGCGGCGGTTCCTTCGCCGCTTCCTACGATCCCGCCCTCGGGCGATCAGCAGCCCGACCGTCACCAGAGACGCACCGATTGACGCGTGAAGTGGGCCCTCCCAGCCGGACCACGCCTCTCCCGCCGCCAGCCGCATGCCGGCGAAAGCTGCCAGCCACACGGCCGACCACGCCGCGATCAGCGCACGCCGACGCAGCCACCAGCGGCGCAGCAGCGACCGCGACCGGGACGGCTGCCGCACAATCGGACGCACCCGGTGCGGCGCACGCTGCCGGGGCACCCGGTGCTGCTGCGGCGTCCAGCCCGGCTCACGGGTACGGCGGTGCTGCTGCGCACGGAAGATCTCGATGCGGGCAGGGTTGGCGAGATTGTGGTCGTAGTTGTAGCGGGGCCGCTGACGTGGGCCGTCCGGCACTACCGACGCGCCGTGACGGATCCACCACTGCTCTCGGGCGTCCAGGGTGGCGTCGTCCCACTGGCCCTCTTCGAGGACGAACGAGCCACCCACGATCAGGTCGGCGAATGGCTGGCTGGCGCGGTGCTGCTGTTCCCGTTGCCACGCTGTTTGCCGCGACTGGCCGATGTAGCCGACCTCGGGTGCGGCACCGGGGATGGGTATGCCGTGGGTGTCGACTGGGCGGGTGAGAATGCAGTACACGACACTACGGCGACGCTCACCTGCCGGGCGCTGCCGCTGCACAGTCACTGCACTGCCGCCTGGTCGAACAGCGACGCCGCTTTGCCGGGTACCTCGTACAGGCCGTTCTTCACTCGCCGCAGCTTCCCATCCGCCACCAGATCAGTGAGAGCCTTATCGCGGGTACCGTCCTTCATCGGCTCGGCCATCCTGCCGAGCTGTGCGATCACCTGGTCCTTCGTCACCAGCCCCCGCCCGTCAGCGGCAGCAGACGCAGCCTCCAACACCACATCACGGGACACCCGGGCGGCCTGCTGCTGCGCCGGGTCCGGCTGGGCCTGCTGCGGTGAACGCAGATGCGACGGAGTGGCCTGCGTGACTGCCGCCGCCTCCAGCAGTTCGAGCGCTTTCCCACCCGACAGCAGATCCGCATCCGACCGTCCGGCGGCCAACAGCAACTCCGCCCGCTTGCGCCGGTCGCCCCACAGCGGCCCCGACTCCTGCTGCGCCTCCCGACCAAACACGCCTGGCGTCAACGTCGACTGGCCCTCGCCGTCGACCAGCCACACCGTCATGTCGTCACCCGTGTAGTCGGCACGCCCGTACACGTCCCGACCGTTAATGCCCTGCATGTACATCAGACCGGCCGTCGTCTCACCGGCAGCGCAGGTGTGCTTACCCCACACGTCCGGTAGCTCCGTCGGGTCGATCGGGCAGTCCCCGTCGACCGCAGACCGGCCAGCAATGTCCGTCATCGCCCTGAAGATGATCGTCTGACCGGCCTTCAACTGTTCCTTGACGTACGTCGACCCGCCCAGGTTGTAGGCGGCCGGGATCTGAGTAATCAGCCGCATCTTGATGCCACATTTACGGCCCATCCCCACCAGGCTTTCCACCATCTCCAAGATGGTCGGATCATCGATGAACGACTGCACCTCGTCCAGGGTGATGACCAGCAGCGGCATATTCCGGCTGGGCCTCCACGTTTTGATGTCCTTCGCTGACAACTCATCGTTGCGGCGGTACATCTCTTTCAATGCGGCCAACAGCATCAGCGTGATTTCAGTCTTGTCGCGGGCGAACCAGTCGACAGCCCTCTTCAATGCCCCATACGACTGGCCGCCCTGCGGGTCACCGACCCAGTCCAAGACAAGCCCACCAGAATGCAGTGACGCCAGCAGTAGCTGCGCCACCACCTCCGACTTCCCGGAACCCGTACACCCGGAAATCAGATCGTGGGCGGCACCTTGCTTCGTCCACCACTGGTAGACGATGTCAGCGGCGTCGTCGTACCGGCCGATACGGGACCGGCCGTTCCTCCAGTCGTTGGCGACCGCCGCGCCCGACCACAGTTTCTTTTCCGCCAGTGGGTTGTCAGGCTGCACTCGTAGCAACCCCACCGACAGATCCGACGGGTCAGCGGAGAACGACACATCCGCGTACGTGCACTTGTAGGCGGCGGCGATCCGGCCGAGCAGGTTGGGCCGCTGCTCCCGCATGTTGATGGACCCGTCAACTTTCGCGACCACCTTCGCTTTCCAGTTGGGAAGGCGGGTACGCGAGGACGCGCCGACCTCGCAGGCGGGTAGCTGCCGGTAGTCGACCAGTTCGGTTCCGACCAACGGTCCGCCGTGGCAGCCGATGAGAAGGTTCCAGGTGGTGATGGCGCGGGTGCGTACCGGGTCGGGTTCCTCCACTGGCGGAATGTCCTCGGCCACAGCCGTCACGTTGACCTTCGGCAGGTCGGCGAGCATGCGCCGGGCCTCACACTTGTCCCACCACGGTTTCGCGCCGACAGCCCAGCGCACCACCCCGGCGGCGGCGACGATGAGACCAGCCCACGTGTTCAGGTCGGTGACGGTCAGGGCAGCAGCCCACAACCCTGTCTCGGCGGCCACGGCGGCGGCGCGGCGGGCGTCACGGCGGATCTTGCGGATACGACGGCCGGTGTGCTGTCCCTTCTCGATGCGGTTGTTGGCGATGGCGTCGCGGGTGAGGCTTCGGCTGGTCAGGTGGTAGGTGAGTCCGGCGGCAGGCAGCGCAGCCAATCCCACCGCGAACGCGGGAACCCCGGTGAGTCCGGCGGCGGCTTCGGCGGTGAACGCGGCTGCAGGCAGGACGAGCGCCTTCGCGGTGTCGCCGTACATGCGGCGCGTGTCCGCTAGGACGGCCCCGAGACGGCGTGGCGGCTTGGGTGGTTCCAGTTTGTCGCCGTGGCGCTGACAGTGCAGCGCTAGGTCGGTGGGCGACAGCCACGCGAACTGGTCGCACCGTTCCCTGCCGCCGCCGTTGATGTGCCGCATGCGGGGGCACTGGTAGCGGATGTGGTCGGTGCGCTGGTTGTCTGCGTCCACCGGGACGTCGTAGGGCATGCGTTTACGGCGGTCGTCGGTGGGGTCGATGTACCAGTTCTGCATTCGGGCTGCCCCCACTGGTGCCGGCGTGGGGGCAGTTTTGCGGGTGTGCCCGTCGTGGTTCGGCTGGGCGTGCCAGATGCGGGCGTCGCTGTTGGGCAGCGGCGCCGGCCGGTGCGTCGTCGTTGCCATCGGTGTGATTCCCTCCGGTCAGGTGGCGTCGGCGGCCAGGACGCGAAGCTGCTCGCCCAGACGTCGGGCGTTGTCGGCGGTCAGGTGCATCGGCGCTTCTACCGTCGGACCGGTCGGGTCGTTCAGGTCTGCCGGGGCAGTGACTTTTAGCCAGATATGCGGGCCTTCTGCGCTCGATGACTCGTACACGCGGATCTCGCCGCCGTACTCGGACGGGACGGGCGGCAGGTGGCTTAAGCCACGGTTGGTGGTGGTGCGGGTCAGGTGCCAGGTGTCGGTCATGGTTGTCTCCGTTCAGCTGTTGACGCGGTCGAAAGCGCGGGCCACCATGCCGAGCAGTGGCGTCACCTCCGCCGTGCACGCCCGTACATTCGCCACCGCCGCAGCAGCGGCCTCAGCCGCCGCGGCCGTGTGCGCCACGGCCTGCGACCGGCCCGACAACTGCACCGTGCCCATCGTCTGCTCGCCCAGCGAGATGATGCGGTTCCGAAGCCGGGTTAGCGTGGCCACGTAGTCGCTGGTGGCTTGGGTCATGGCCTGCTCGATAGCGCGGGCCTCAGCGGCACCGGACACAACACCGGTGACGGCCGTCTGGTTGGTTGCTACTGCCAGGGTCATGGTTGGTGTTCCTTTCGAGGTGATCGCCGCCACGGGTGTGGTCGGGTTGTTGGCGGTTTCGGGTCGGATGGGGTCGCCTACAGTGGCGTTCACCCGGATCGGGTCACGGCTGTCCTGCTCGGCCGCGTCGGGCTCGGCGCTGTCGTGGTAGGGCCGTCGAGGGTTGGTGTAGCAGTCGTCGTCGTGGACAGTGGTCGACTCGAAGCCGCTGCCGGTGGCGTCACCGCTACCGCCGCCCGGCGGGGCGGGTGCCGCGTCGCCGGGCGAGTTGGGGCCAAGCGGTGAACCATCCGCGCCGGCAGACGGTTCAGGCGCGGCGGGCGGGTCGGCGGGCGGCGACGCCCTCCATCCCTGAACCTTGCGGGCCGCCACCTCGTCCAGACGGCGGTCCATACGCTCACGCCACGACCGTGCCTCACTCGCCGCCTCATCGGCGGCCTGCTCGGCATGCTCCGCCTGACACCGCCGATCCCGGTCAGCCCAGTAGTCCCGCCACATGTTCGACAGGTAGCGGCGCAGCGGACCGCCACTCTCGGCGGGTTCCACTCCCGCGTCGATCAGACGCTGACGGACAGCCTTCGCCCGCTCAGAATCCTCACCCCGCCTGCCCGCCTGCCACTGCTCGACGACACCACCCGACCAGTCCGGGTTACGGTGCAACATCCCGTAGATCGCCAGGATGGTCACCGCTATGGAGATCGGGTCCACCGGTCACATCCCCAGGAACGCGCGCAGGGCTGCGATAACCACGTCAAACGGCAGCAGCAGCGCATCGTAGACATCGCCGAGCCCCCCACCGGTGATCCGCATCAGCGTCGGCGCGAGCACGATCAGGATGAACGCCGGCCAGTCCGGACGCCGGTCCGCGATGTCCACGATGATGAACATCAACGCCGCGATGGAGGCGATAGCCGCCCCGCCCGAACTGATGCCGACCGCGCTGCCGAACTCGGACGACATGCCGACTCCACCCAGTAGGGCAGCCCCCCACGCGATCCAGGAGAAGAACCTCGACACCGTCTGGTGCTTGAGCCGCCTCGAGATCAGGTACTGGGCCGTGATGCCGATGATGACCAGACCGAAGCCGATACCGACGTTGAACATGGCAGGTCACCCCTTCCCGAGGGCGAAAGTCGCGGCGAACGCCGCAAAGACGAGGTAGAACAGCCACCGCCGGACAGGGCGGGCGGTGAGGTAACGCAGCGGCCCCTGCAAGAACGTCGGAGCCACGAGAGTCAGACCGAACATGAGGTACCGGTCGGTGTGGTTCGAGATCAGCCACGCGAGCCGCAGCCCCTCCGACCGGCCAGGAATCCGGCGCACATCCACGACGCTGGTACGCCACATCGCGGCCAGCGACAGGGGGCGGGCAGTCCACAGCCACCACCGCCGGAGCGCCCGCCGCACGGCCGTGAGCAGCGATTCGGGCCGAATCTTGCCGACACTCAACGTCACCGGTACCCTCGCGCGTGCGCGCGTAGACACAGGCGGGCTGTCCAGCACCGGCACCCTGCCGTTTCGAGGGGATCGAATTTCACCCGGAGTAGCTGTCGTGGTCATCGCGTGGGCTCCTCTCGCATGTGGTGAACCAACGTCAGAACGCCGTCGGTGGCGTCGTCGAGACGACCCAGACGCCACGCCTCAGCGACCAGCCAGCCGCAGGCACTCCACAGCCGCTGCCGGGGCGTGGCCGCTTCGTTGACGCGGCTTTCGTGCCATTCACGGCGACGCCGGGCCGACTTTTCGGCGCGGGTCGCCATCAGATGCCCTGCTCAGCGGGCATGACCCACCGCCACAGCACCGGGCCACGGCCCTTCCCGTCGGTGTCGGTGTCCCGCACTTCCAGGTGGAACTCGTGGGCCAAACTGCGGCGGCTTCCGGTGCGGAGGACCGCGCCGAGGAGGTGCCGGTTGAGGGTGGTGCCGGTGGTATCGCCGTCTGCCAGGTCGATGGCGGTCAGGTAGGGGTTGACGTCTCGTACTGGCCGTCCGTTGTGGAAGACGTTGATCTCGTAGATTCTCGATGCCATCGAATCCTCGAATTCTTGTTCGTTTCCGCAGGTCAGGGCTTGTTCTTCGGGTCGCCGTGGTAGGGCTCGTCGGTTACCGCGTACACCCACTTGCGGCCCTCGCGGGCCACCTCGGCGACCAGCAGCATGGCGACACCAACCAGCGCACCGGCGATGACAGCGGCGACCGTCGAGAGTTCGATGAGTGTGTTGGTGGCGATGCCGCCGACGCCGGCAGCTCCGGCGAACGCGGCAGCGAGGCCAGCCCATTCGGCGGCGATCTGTCGCCAGTCGCGATGCTTGACGATCTTCGAGTGGTCGATGGCGTCCCCGGCTGCGGGAACAGCGACGGCGGCGGGTCGGGTGGTAGCGGGCAAGGCGTCAGTGGTCATCGGCCAGTCCTCCCAGTGACGGTCGTGGGCGATCAGGTGACGCACGCCGCGTATGGCGTCAGCGTCACGGGTGACGGTGCGGGCGACATGACGGCGCTGCGGGCGGAGCGTCAGCCCGCCCGCCAATACGGCGTCAGCGTCGATGCCGGTGGCGGTGGCGGCCAGGTCGTGGAGGGTGCCGGCGGGGTGACGGCCCCCGCGGGTCGAGATGACGGGGAAGGAGAGGGCGTCAGTCACGTCCGTCACCTGCCGTCAGCTCGGCCACGATCCGGTCGTGTTCGGCGCGCAGGATCTGCTCGGCGTCAGCGACGGCCAACTCAGCCAGCCACTTAGGCCGGTTGGTGCGGGCTGCCGACTCGGCGCCCTCCACAGCCTCAGCCATCCACGTACCGGCCGGCTCCACACCGAGAGCCATACAGAGCAGCAAAAACACCTTCATGCCGTCCCGCTTGCTGCCGCCGCCGTCGACTACCTGCCGGGCCTTCTTGGCGGCGTAGTCGCGGACCTGGTTGACGGTCCAGTCCCGGAATCGCTCGTCGATGAGGTCGCGGCTGAGAGGGCGGACGGCGGTGACGTCAGTCCGGGTGCGTTTGACGGTGACGTTGCTGCGGCTGGCAGTTGGAGTGACGGTGTCGGTGGTGGTGGCTTCGGTGACGGGGACGACGGTGGTGACGGGCGTTTGTGAGCGACTGACGGTGACGGTGGGCGTCTCCGCGTCGCCGTCACGGCTGGCGTCACGGTGGGGCGTCTGCGTCGGTTCGACGTCGATGATGTGACGGTGACGGTCGGCGTCACCGGTCGGGATCTGCGTCACCTCAGCCCAGGCGTCACCGGTGACGGCGTCGGGCTTTGTCGCTTCCACGATGCCGCGCACGATCGACAGGCGGCGCAGCAGCTTCGCCCGGACGTTCGGGTTCTCGGCGAGGTCGATCCACTTGCAGGCGGCCTGCGTCTGCCGCATGACCCGCCAGCCGAGCCACGCGATGTAGAGGCGCTTGATGCGGCCCGGCTTGGGGTTGGCGCGGGTCGTGTTGTGGAAGTGGTTGAGCAGCCGGGACAGCCGGTCCATGCGGCGCAGGGTGGCGACCTCGGACACGCTGATGCTGGCCGGTTCCGCTAGGCCGAGGGTGACGGCGATTCGACGCCACGGGATACCGCGGCTGGTGGGCGGCGGGTACTTGCCGGGGTTGCGGTGGTGCAGGATGTCCCGCTGCTCGATCAGGCTCTCGTACCACATGTAGGCGGCGACACCTGCGGCGGCGATGCGGAACAGGCGCAGGTCTGCGCTGTCGGCGTGGACGGCGGAGAGGCTGGCTGAGATGCCGGCGAGGATGAACACGGCCCGGTGGGCGCGGCCGAGGTCGCCGTGGCGGTACAGGTGGCGGGTGGCGCGGCGGCTGGCGTCGAAGATGCCGAGTTCGATGAATGCGAACAGGACGAGCCGCAGCGTCCAGTGGATTTCGATGACGTCGGTGAAGAACTGCCACATGCCGAGGGCGACGACGATGGTGGCGATGGTGGCGACGACGCGGGTGATGGCCCGGTCGGCGGCGGTGAGGTCGTCGGCTTTGCGTTCGATGGCGGGCTTGCGGCGACGGCGCAGCAGTTTGACGGCGAGGATGCCGCCGAGGGCGATGGCGACGGCGGTCATCGTGTTGTCGGGGTTGTTGAACCAGGTGACGGCGTTGTCGGTGAGCGGGTCGAGCCAGCCGCGCGTGGCCGGGGTGTAGGGCTCGTCAGACACCTGCACTCCGGGGTCGATGTACTTGGCGAGCTGCATGGTCACCGGCCCTCGCCTCCTCTGGTTGGGGTTCGCGTTCTCAGCTGGACCGTGCCATAGTGCGAACAGTTTGACAAGCTAGAACTGTACGAACAGTAGCACGACTCCAGACGGAGGGGCATCTATGAACACGGCGGTGATCGCGAACACCGGGAACGGTGGGTACGCTCACCGCAGATTCCAGCGGCGGAGAGCAGGGGCGATGGGGGACGACGACAACCGCGACGAGGTCGCCGAGCTTGAAGCCCGAGTGCGTGCCGGCGAATGGTTGAAAACCGGGCCGGTCGCGGTCCTGCTCGGCATGGGGCGCACCAAGGTCCACACGCTGGTGAAACAGGGAGTGATCGGACATCGGAAGATTCCCGGCGCCCCACAGAAGCCGCAGCGGGAGTGCAACCCGAAGGATGTGTTGCGCCTACTGGAGGAGGGTCGCCGCGAGTTCCACGGCGAGTCTGAGGATCCGAGCTGAGCCATGTCCACTCCCCTACCGGCATGCTGGTGCGCTGTCGGGTTGAGCGTGGTCGGGCCAGCAGCCCGCCGGAACGCCATCTGCGCACCGTCGGCCTGCCAACCGGTCCGGATTGGAGTGCGCTCGGTCATACGCTGGGGTGTGGATGGTGCTGCGCTGACCTACGGGGGGCGGAAACGATGACCACCACCACGGATGAGACGAACCGGCTTCGCGTGCTACGGGAAGCATGCTCGTTGACACAGCGGGAGGTCGCGGACCGGCTTGGTCCGGCTGTGACTGAGGCGCATGTTGGTCGGTGGGAGCGCGGGGAGGTTGCCCCGTCGCTGCGGTATCGGCGGCTGTTGGCGGGGGTGTTCGGTGTGAAGGTGGCCGACCTCGGTTTGCCTGCCACTCCCCCGGCGCCGCGTCCCAGGTCGAGCGCAGAGGACTGGTTTGTGGCAGATGAGCAGGATTCCCGGGTGGTCGAGTCGCAGGATCGTTGGCGGGCCACCCGGGCGGCGTTGAACGCCAACCGGCACCAACTAGCCCAGGTGGCGGCCGGGTTGTATCCGGACCACCGGCTGGCGGACACGGGGCTGATCGCCGGTGAGGGATGGATTCCGAACGGCCCGGTCGACCTGGCCGCGGTGAAGCTGATGGAGGTTCCTGACGCGCCGCAGTCGACGTTGGATGGGTCGGAGCGTGAGGCAGCTCGGCTGCTGCCGGACCAGTCGCTGACGCGCCCGTTTCCGAGGTACACGATGGCAGTGCGGGATCTGGCGAGGCCGCGCCTGTTTGAGGACCGGCACGCCTGGCGGCTTGTTGGCGTGGACTGGTCGGCGGGTTCCCTGGCGTTCGGGGACACCACCTACTTCCAGTGCGCCGACGTGTTCGAGTCGCTGGCGCACGAGCTGGCCTACGTGGCGTTGGACGCCGACGGTAGGCCGGGGTCAGTTCCGTCGCTGCGTGACCTGCCGTTCCGCCGCCTGGTCGGCTCCCCGTTCGACCTCAGCCGTCGTCCGGTGATGCCGGCCGTGTCCACCTTGACCATCAGGCGTGACGGGGATTCGGCTGAGTTTCTGATGCACCGCCGTGACCCTCGGGCTGTTGCCGCCGCTGGGGGCATGTTGCAGGTGATCCCGTCGGGGATCTTCCAGCCGTCGAGTCTGCTGCCGGCTGCTCGCGCCGCCGACTTCGACCTGTGGCGAAACATCCAACGTGAGTTGGCTGAAGAACTGTTGGGGATGCCGGAGGCGGACGGGCACGGCCGACCCGTCGACTACGCCTCAGGCCCGTTCGGGGTGCTCGATGAGGCGCGCGACGCGGGCCGAGTGCGGGTGTGGTGTCTGGGTGTGGCGTTGGATGCGCTCACGCTGGTTGGGGAGATCCTGACCGTGCTGGTGGTCGACGCCGACGTGTTCGACCATCTCGCCTACGACTTCGTGGACCGCAATGATGAGGGCCAGGTGGTGGCGGAGCGGTTCCCGTTTACGGCTGAGGGGGTGCGGGGGCTACTCGGGTCTGGGCGTGTCGCCCCGGCTGGTGCCGGCTGTTTGGACCTGGCTTGGCGGTGGCGGGACATGCTGCTACCACAGCAGCGGTAATGACGGGCCGCATTGATCCCTCTACTCTGCGCACATGAGACTTCGTCATGCCATACCGGCGGCCGGGGCAGCCCTCACCCTTACCCTCACCGGCTGCTCTACCAGCTACGAGGATCGCCGCGACTACCTGCGGACAGTCGCCGTGCGGGGCGCCGAAACCCACTCGCTGATCGCAGCATCTGAGGGAAGCCCTGACGCAGAGCGGTGCAAAGCTGCGCATCATGCGATGAACGATGACGCCCCTGGTGACGGTGGAACTGTGATGGATGAGAAGGAGTGGGAGACGGCCGTGGAGGCGTTTTTCGTTGATTCGTGCGTTTCGGGGAAGCCGAAGGAGTTGCCGCCGCTAGGTCCGCCTGCTACGCCCGTACCGCCGTCTGAGACACCGCCATCGCCTACGTTGCTACCGTCGGAATCTGCTGCGGTGGATCCGCCCGTAGGCGGCTAGCAGGTGATAGCGAACGGAGCCCCGGACCGGATGACCGGCCGGGGCTCAATGGTGCAGTTGTCAGTCCGCTTAGCGGACTGAGGGATGCGCCGCGAGCGCGTTGGCGGGCCAGCAGGTCCGCTTGGTGAGCTTGTCGATCACTGCTGGTCTCGTTCTCTGCCGTGGCGTAGGTGTTCGGCGCTGCTGGTGTCGGCGGCGTCATGGTCTTCGAACTCGTCGGCTTCGGCCCCGCAGGCGCACCACCATCCGTGGGTGCCGTTGCAGTTGGTAAAGACGGTGATGTTGTGGAAGTCCGGGGCGGTCACTCTTCCTCCGCTCGCAGGTCGTTGAGTTCGGTGGCGATCATCGCCGCGCCGCGTTCAGGTATCAGCAGAATTCGGCGGCCAGCCAACGCCGCCCGTTCAGGTCGTAGAAGCCGGCACCACCGGTATGGGTGGCCCCGCACTCAACCCACGAGGGGGTCCGTGACTGCTTGGCGGCGATGGCCACCATTTCGTCACGGGTGACCGTGTATCCGTACTCGGACACGATCACGCCCTGGTCGAGTTGGGCAAGCCACGCCGGGTAGTCGGTGACGCCTTGGTCGGGGTGGGCGCGGAACGTGAATCCTCCGGCGGCGTGCTTGCCGAGGTGGACGCCTTCGTCGCCGTCCGGGGTGTCGGCGGTGCGAAGGTAGTAGTTGGTCGACATTGTGGTGTCTCCTGTCTGCGGGTCAGATGGTTGGGGTTTAACTGCGGCGCCTCATCCGCAGTTGCTGCGCACAGTCGACACAGTTCGTGTCGTTGCCACCCGACAGTGCCCCGTACACGTTTACGCCGGCGTGTGGGTCGTCACGGATGTAGTACAGCGGCCTACCACAGAACGTGGCGAAGTCACCGGCGAGCATCAGATGGGTGGTGTGGTCGGGGGCGCATGTGTCGCACCACCCGGGCTGCTTGCGGCTGGGGGTGACTCGAGGGGCGTTCAGGTCGGCGTTGCAGACGGGGCACAGCCTCCCGGTAGCGTCGGTGCCGGGGAGTGCAGCGAGGTGGTTAAGGCCGTCGTTGGTGATGGCGTACAGACGCCGGTAGCGGGTGGTGCGTCCGTCGGTGATGTAGCCGAGGTCGGTGAGCTGCTGAATGTGCCGGTCGTGGACCTGCGCTCCACCGAGGTCGATGCTGGCGGTGCCGTTGTTGTTGCGGCCGAGGGTGCCGGCTGCAGCTGCGTGGAGCGCTCGGGTGGCGGCTTTGGAGAGCTTCTTCGGTGCGGTCACGGCTGGGTGCTCCCTCATTCTCATCGGTGATCGCATGAGCCCGGATGTCCCGCTGCCGGCGGTAAGAACCCGAGGTGCGGTCCGGCGGCGTACCGGCTCAACGGCGGGTGTAGCCGGGTAACCGACCCCTGTGGGCTGGCCGTACGGGTCCGGGTCGATCGGCTCTGCCGAGGGGTATTGGTGATGGTGGGGCGGTCATCGCTCTTCCTCCCAGGTGTAGAAGGCGGTTACCGCCAGGTCGTCGGCGAGGTTCAGCAGCATCGATGCAGCGGCCGACAGGCTCACATGGTCGGCGTCGCCGAGGCCGGCCGGGGTCTGCTCGACCATCGCCGCGCGGGCGACCTTGATGCCCGCAACAACATCTGTCAGCGGTAGCCCGGCCGGTCCGAGCTCGGTGAGCCAGGCGTCCAGCAGGGGAGCCGCTGTCGCGTAGGCACCGGCGACGCCTGTGGCCCAGGCGTGCCCGTACGGGTCGCTGTCCTCGGTGCGGTGGTCCGCTTCGTCCATGGCGGCAGCGCCTCGTGTGGTCCAGTCGGCGCGGATCTGCTTCGGTGAGAGCACCTGGCGGCCGTTGATGATCAGGTGGCCGGTGTAGGACACCGCCGTGCCGTGCCGGTCAGTACTGATACGGGATGAGCCGGTAGCGCGGATGCTGACACCGGCCAGCGTCGAAAGACGGCAGGTCGGCATCACACACATCCCAACACGTCGGCGATCAGGTCGCGGTGGGCGGCGAACAGCCGGCCGTCGTGCAGCACGTCGAGGTGGGTCAGCAGGCAGTCGTAGTCGTCGGCGGGGAGCCAGTCGGCGCGGCGGGCGTCGTCGGCGCCGGTCACGTCCGGCAGGATGCGGAACCCGCGCCCGAGGTCGATACGTACAGGGGTGGTGACCATCCATGCCTCGTCGGATGCGCGGGGGTCGGGCACGACCCGGGCGGGCAGCGTCGTGACCCAGGGGTCGGTGGGGTTGGCGACAAGGCCGGTTTCCTCGGTCAGCTCGCGGAACGCGGCGGCGGCGGGGGTTTCGCCGGGGTCGACGTGCCCGCCGGGTAGCGCCCATCCGTGGTTGTCGTCGCGCTCGATCAGCAGCAGCCACCGGTCACCGGCGGAGTCCACTGCGGTGACGATCGCGTCGGCGGCCTGCGCCTCACCCCAGTGGCCGAGCTCGTTGCGGCCGTAGCGGATGCCGGTCGGCGCAGCCGGGTTGACCGGCCGCCCATTGACCAGGGGAAACGGGATCGCGGCGACAGCCCGGCGGGCATCCCAGTCGATGACAGTAGGGTCCATGGTCGGATCGGCCCATCTCGCTCCGGCGGTGATGGCGTTCAGAACGCTTGGGTGGGTGTAGGTGCGGTCAGCGCTCATGGCTACCTCCGGTCGGGGCGGTCGGATGGGGGGAATCCGGTGGGGGTGATTGGAACTTGTCAACGTCGCGGGTGGGGCAGTTCTGCGGACACTGACTGACCTCAACGTCGGTGTCGCACACGCATACCTGCGGCATCGGTTCCAGACGCACGCGGCGGCGGGGGTAGCCGTACGACGCCACCCCCGACTGAAAGTCACGGCCGGCACGCTTAGCCCGATTCACCGCTGCCGCCACTCGGGTGAGCTGCCCTGCGGACTCGTCCGCCAGGCCATGCTGTCTCTGGCGGCCTTCGCTTGAGGCGTCGCTTTGAGCGCCCGCCGTGCGTCTTCCAGCCGCTTCTGGTTGGCGGGGGTCGGGGTGTCTTTCGCGTTCTGCTGGGCGTGCAGGAACGCGTCTGCTTTCTGCTTGAATGGGTTCACGGTCGGCCCTCCGTTTGGGTGCGGGTCGACCACCCCTACGGCGCTCGAATCGCCGTAGGGGTGATCCTCTGGTTGGGGATCGGGGCGGGGTGCGGTCGGCTTGTCCAGGGCGTGACCGCACCCCGCCGGCTCTACTTACGTCCGGTGTTGCCGCCGTTGAGGGCGTTGTCGACGGCGGCGGTGCGCTTCGACAGGGGCAGGTCCGCGGTGGCGCGGATGGTTTGCCCGACCTGCTGCGCCCGGTCGCTGCTGGTGTTCTTCGCCATGTCTGCTCCTTCGTTAGGGGTGGTCGTTCGCGTCTGCGGCGACCCCGCGCGGGCCGGTTGGTGCACGATCCGGCCCGACGGGCTCACGTCGCAGATGAGCGGGTGGGCGGCTGCGCAGGCTCAGGCTTGCCGGCGCGCCACTGCCGAAAGTTGCGGGCGTACACCCAGCCGTAGGCGGCGCAGGAGATGAGGAACCCCCACTGGCGGGTGTGGACCGCGTAGGCGAGCCACAGGGTTTGGGCGCCGATCCCGACAGCCCACCCCCACGGGCTGCGGCGGCCGGCGAGGTACAGGCCGGTGACGCCGACGGCGGTGAGCAGCCACGACCACAGTTGCGGGTTCACGGGCCGGTCCGCGCGGTGCGGGCGAGGTTGTCGTGCGGGTGGGCGCACATCAGGCCGGCTGCTCGTCGCTGGCGGGAAGGGGGGTCAGGCCGATGACGACGACGTTGCTGAGCCCCTGTGTGGCCGCGATCTGCTGGCTGATCGTTACAAGGTCGTCGGCGGTGGTGATGGGGCGTAGCGGCTGGAGGATGCAGTTGCCGAAGCCGCTGCTGTTGCCGGTCACGTGGCTGTAGGCGGCGAAGTAGATCATGTTGCCCTCCAAGGGTTTGATTTGCTGTGGTTTCCCTGCCTGCTGTGACGCGGGTGAACGGCCGGCGCTCACTCGTCCGGGTCGGGCAGCTCGGCCTGTGAGACGTGCACTCCGGCTACGAACTCGGCCGGGTCCACGTTTTCGGCGCAGTCGATGCACCACGCCTCACCCGGCACGGCGAGAACCACCCGGCAGGCGGTGCACATCAGCGCCAGCCCATCGAGGCGTTGATGGCGGACCGGCGGGCGGTGCCACGGCCGGCCCGCACCCGCACGGTCTGCCGTTCCCCGTCGGCGCCACGGATGGTGCGGGTCGGGCGGATCTCGGTGGTCGTGTGGCCGATGGTGACTGACGCGTTCGCGAACATGAGGATTTCTCCCTGGATTCGGGGTGCCTTCGGTGGCGGCCCGGCCACGGAATCGGGGTACGGGCCGCCCGATCTGCTACTTGCTGCTGCTGTTCTTGCGCAGGCCGTCGCGGATCTGCTCCACCTCGACCGCGTTACGGTTGTCCTTCTCCCGCTGCTGCCGGTCCCGCTGCGCGGCCAGCGATCGCACCTCGCCGGCCATCACTCGACCCCGGCCCCGGCGTGGGGTAGGGCCGTGGGGGCAAGCCAAGACCCGAGCAGCAGCACCGCGTTACCGGCCTTGCCGCCGTCGAGGTGGGCGACACGAGAACCCACCTGCACCGATACCTGCGGCACCGGCCGGTCTGCGTTCCGGTCGAATGTGACGGTCACCTTGACTCGCACACCGGCGGAGTCGGTGACGGCCGTCGACGTGGCACACGGGCCGTCGTTGTGACGGCGGTGGCACCACAGCGGGTGTGTGCCGTGGTCGGCCGGCAGTTCGTCGAGGATGGTGGGCTTCAAATCGTCGTAGCTGGGCGAGTCGTTGCGGGTCTCGTGGCCTGCGCGGACCCGAGCCCACCAGGCGTTCACCGGACTGGCCTTGTCGTGTACGCGCCGCCGCGGTCGTAGCCGTACGACACGGGCGACTGGTAGGGGCCGTTCACCGCGGCCGGCACTTCGACCTTCCGGCCATCCGCATACGTGACGCGCAGCTGGTCATTGCGGCGACGAACCCGGTGGATCACCGCACCCGGCGTGTTGCTGGCGGCCTGCGGCGACATCAGACATCCCGCCTTGAGGTGTTGATACGGTCGGCGACCTGCTGCGCCAGCATCAGCGCCCACATCAGATCCGCCGTCGACCCGTAGGTGCCCTCCACTCCGATCACGTCGATCACCGCCAAACCTTCGATGACGGTGCCGTCCGGTCCCTGCTGCACCCGCTGCGTGACCTGAACCTGCCAGGTCGCCTCGTCGTGCCAGTCGGAGCCCTTCCAGGTGCGGGAGTAGTGGTCGACCACCCCTGGGTCGGGGGTGTGGCACTCGACGCACCAGTCCGGGTCGGACGGCATGAAGAACGTGGTCGTTGTGGTGGGGGCGGTCATCACCGCACCCCCTCAACCTGGTCGGCGAACAACTCGGCCGCGTTCAGCAGCGTGTGCAGCGTGTCCAGGTGTTCGGTCAGGCGGTTCCGGCCTTCGGAGGCGATGTGGACGCCGGTGTGCCCGTACATGTGGCTGCCGTCGCCGCGGGTGGTGTCGGTGCGCTGGATGAGTACGTCGAGGCCGGCGATGGTGCCGACGAGGTGGCGGTGGGTGGTGTCGGGGCCGTTGGTGGTGCACGTGTTGGGTTGGCACCAGGCGGGGTGTGCGGTCATCGGCGGGCCGCCTTCCGCTGGGCGCGGTCACGGGCGGCGGCAGCGGCGTGCGCGTCCCGCAGCTCGCGGAAGGTGCGCGGCCGGGTCGGCTGCGACAGCGACTCAACCAGCGCGGCGACCTTGGCGGTGTCGACGGGCGACTCCATCAGGTCCAGCAGCGCGTTGATGTGCGCGACCCGTTGCCGGGATGGTGTGTCGTGACGCTGCTGCACTCGCAGCAGTTCGGCCCGCAGCGCGTCGTCCAACGCCTGGCGGATGCCTTCCGGGCCGACGCCGTTGTCTGCGCCTTCTGCGATGGTGCGGTAGGCCAGGTTGGCGGTGTCCACGTCTGCCGTGGTGAAGGACAGTTCGTGGTATCGGTGGTCACCGGTGGCCGCGTGGACGTTGATGGCGAATCCGCCGTCCACGGGCAGGCTGAGGATGATGCTGTAGTTGCCGTGGGTGCGAGGGGACTGCTCGCCGGACACGCTGATAGCAGCGTCGTGCATCTCGGGGTACCTCCCGATCTGGGCTCCGTTGGCGTTGGCGCGCTTCCCGGTGCCGTGTTCCTGATGTCTACGACAGTAGACGTCCCCTGACTTGCATGTCAAGTATTCCAGGCATACGATCATAGGCGAAGTTGCGAACGACAGTAGGCAGCCCAGAGCATGGGGAGGTGACCGACTTGCAAGATGTGATCGACGCGTGGAACGACATCGCCCGAGCCGAGGAGCGATACCGCGAGACGCTGCGCGCCGCCATCTCCGACGGCGTGCCGCAGGTGGCGATCTCCAAGGCGATCGACCGCACTCGCGAGATGCTGCGGCGCGATGCCATGACCGACGATCAGCGAGCGGAGTTCAACAAGGCCGAGGCCGAACGTCTACGCCGCCGACGGGCCGACAAGAACCAGACATAGTTCGGGGCCGGGAGGCGCGCCAACGCCTGGGCCCCGGCCCCTGACGGAGAGGTACCTCCGCTAAATGCAAACTACGTTGCGAACTGGTGTGCGAGCACGGGAGGCCCACCCGTGAGCCCCACCATGCCCGACAACGAGCCCACCCAGCCGGGGTGGGTCAGCCAGGTATCGATCGCATGGGCGTTCGACGACGCGCCCTGCCCTACCGAGTTGCTACCGGTCCTGCTTGCCATCGCCCGCCGCTGCAACAACGCCGGCACCGGCTCCTATCAGTCAAAGCCGACACTGGCGAAGAAGACTGGCAAGTCCCGCGATCAGGTCGATGCCGACGTCAAGAAGCTGCTGGAACTTAACTTGATCCGGCTCGGCGACCAGACGCTTCCCGAACGCAACGGCGTGCCCGCTGGTCAGCGGCCCGTGGTGTACGACGTGGCGTTGGAGATACGCGGACCGAAGCCATCCAAGGCGGGACGCAACAAGGAGGGCAAGAACAAGGGCGGCCAAGGCAAGGCCGAAGCAACCCCCGGTATGGGTACCACCCCCGGTACCGATACAGGGGGAGGTACCCATACCCCCGGCCCCCCCGGTATGGGTACCTCCCCCACCCCCGGTATGGATACCCCCCAAATAAGCCCTTCCAAGAATCCTCTAAACAACCCTTCTTCCGCCACCGTCGAACCCGACGCCTCGCCGCGCTCCGACAGGCAGGAGAAGAGGAAGACGGATGATTCAAAGACGAGAGCAGACCTCGCCATCATGGCTACCGCCACCCGCCTCGCCGACCCCTACCAAGGCGACATGACCGTCATCGAGTCGCGGCGCCTCGTAAGCCACGTCGTCACCGTGCTCGCCAAGGGATGGTCGGAGCAGGTCGTAGCGGACGCACTGGCCACCGACGTTGCCGGCCTCGACTCGGTTGCCGCTGGTCTGATCGGGCGGATGATGGAACTCGCGGCCACCCCTGTCCAACCGGGCCGCGACGAAACGTTGCTGCCGAGATGCATCGCCTAGCCGTCGGCGTACCGCTACCATGCCGTCATGGCCGACGGACCGGACCCTGGATCCGAACACGGGGCAGCCTTCGCCCGCCTCCTGCGGGTGCAACGGGCCAAACGCGGCCTACGCCAACAAGACGTCGCCGAGGCCTCCGGTGTCTCCCTGCACACCATCATGCGATGGGAAACCGGCCAAAGCCGGCCACCCCAGCCCGCACAAGTCCGCGCCATCTGCCACGCCCTCGGCATCAACCCTCTCGAGGTGGCCGTTGCCCTCGGCTACCTCAGCGAGAACGAAGCCCCGCCCAGTACAGACTTCGCTCGGCCCACCATCGCAATCAAAGTCGGCGAGCACCACCACGGACCTCCCCGCAGCGAAGAAAGCTTCGCCTACCGGTCCCTCGCGCGCCGCAGACTCGCCGATGCCCTCGGCATCGAAAAGCCTCCGACGCTCAGCCCCGAGGAGCAGCAGACACTGCGTGAGGCTGAGGCACGCGCCGAGCGCGACGCAGACCGGATCTACGGCGACCACGCCGGCCAGGCTGTGGCGTGAGACCCCGCATCCTCGACACGTCGGCGATCATCGCCCTGTTCGACGCCTACCCGCCAGTGTTCGAGTTGATGACCCGCGCGGAAGCCAACGAGGTGACCATCGTTCTGCCGGCGGCTGCCGTCGCGGACGCGAACCGGAAGATCCGCGGCTCGTTCGGCCTGTGGGAGCCGGTCCTCTTAACTGCCGGGCTGACGGTTATGCCGCTCGATCCTCATGTCGCTATCGAGATTCACGACCTGGTCGGCGACGTGGCTACTCGGCACACCGTGTACGAGGCGCGGCTGTTGCGTGGTGTGGTGGTGACCTGCGACCCGGGCGTGTATCGGGGGCACACGGTTCCGCTGCTGGTCGTCTGACTCGTATTGGTTCCCGCCCGGCCTCTTCAGAGGGGCTGGATGACCTTGCCTGCCCTGGCCGTCTCATACGGGCCGACCCGACCACCACCAGGAGGACACCCATGACCGACCCGATCGACCTCGACGTCCCCGCCGAGGTTACTGAATTCACCAGCCTGCTCCGCGCCCGCCTTACCGGTGTCTACGACGACGACAACCCGGCCGGGAATTCCCCCGCCGAAGCCCTGTGGAAGGAGGTCCACGGCACCTCACAGCTGGAAGCGGGCAGCATGCAGGAACTCGCAGACAAGGTTGGTGATCTGCTGGCCGTTAAGCGAAACATCGCGGTTGTGGTGGCCGTGGCGCTTGCCATCGACCTGGCCAAGCAGACGGGCCGTTCCGCCATCGACCACATCGACGACGTGGAGCAGTCGCTGATCGAAGGACAACAGCAGTGACTCACCCGTCGCGCCGCCGGTCTAGCCGATCGTGAGCCGGATGGTGGAGTTCAGCTGAGCGTCGTCAAACTGGATTTTGCCGCGTTGGGCGACTTCGACGCCGTAGTGCCGGTCGCCCTCCGGCACCCCCGTCACCTCGAACGGCATCTCGCACACCTTGAACGGCTCCCCCAACTCGGGATCCGCCCGGACTTTGCCGAGTTCGAGTGTGCCGACGCCTGCGGTCTTGCCACCGCTGTCCGTCACCACCACCTGCGCGCCGAGGGTGAGATCATCCCAGCCGCGCTGCGACAGACTGCCGCCGTGGCAATCCAGGCCAACCTCCCAGCCGGACGGCCAGCCCTGGATGGCCATGGTGCCGGTGATGGTGCGGGTGGACGGGCTGGAGGCGGGCGTATCGGCGGGTTCGGGGCTGCTGCTGCAGGCGGCGAGCAGCAGCACGATCGCCGCGGCGGCGGGCATGGCGTGGTGTAGGCGCATCGTGGCAGTCTCGACCATGCGGTACGTGCCGTGGACCCGCACGACCGGCCAGTATCGCTGTCGCCTACACGACTCAGGGGATCGTGTCGATGGGTGGCGGGTGCAGGTGACGGCGGAGCGGAGACAAGCGTGTCCGTAGCCCAAATCCAACGCAGCTCTGGGTGTCGTACCGTCCGTCTACCCTGGGGTCCGCTGGCCCGCCTTTGCCCCCGTGAAGGCGGGCCGGTGTACGTCGACCCAACTTCGGGGGACGGCCTGCGCGGTCGTTATGACAGCTAGGACGGCCCGAGGCCGAGAGGGCCGGACGGCCAACGTCGCCTTCGTCAGTCGGGATGGGACCTCAGGAGACCTTTCACGATTGGTGGTGGCGTTGCTACTGGTTTCGCCTTACGGTGCTGGGGCAGCGCACTCTGTTGCGCCTGCGGGAAGGGACTCGGTATGACACGATCGTTGCCCAGGGTGGTTGCCCCGTTGTTCTCGCCGACGGCGTTGCTGCCGATGGGGGAGCCTGGCGGGGTGAGCTATCCGATGCCGTATACGCCGGGTCGGCTACGCCCGTATGGGGCAAGCCTGGCCGTGCCGATGCCGATGCCGATGCAGGGTAAGCACCACACGACCGCTACCTCTCCGCGCACGACCATGGCAACGGAGACATCGAGTGACGGCACAGTACGCCGTGACAGTCAGGCCGACACGGGCTCGGACAGCTAGCGGGTGGGCCGCCGGGACGTGACGTGCAGGGACACGGTCCTGGTCTTGACCAGCGCAGGGGATCCGACAGCGGAGGCGGTGGTCGGCGCGTTGACGCGGGCCGGCGCCACCGTGGCCCGGTTCGACACCGGTGACTTCCCACTCGGGTTGGCGTTGTCGGCGACCATGGCGGACGGTGGTTGGGCTGCGACGGTGACCGATTCCTGGGGCGCGCTGGACCTGGAGCGGGTTCGGTCGGTGTTTTACTGGCGTCCGACCAGTTTCCGGCTACCGGCGGGGATGTCACCGGCCGATGAGGTGTGGGCGGCTGTCGAGGCCCGCCACGGCTGGGGCGGGCTCCTGGCGAGCCTGGATGCGTGGTGGGTCAACGATCCGGTTCGCAGCGCCGCCGCCGAGTACAAGCCGTTGCAGCTGGCCGTGGCCGCGCGGTGTGGGCTCACGGTGCCCCGCACGCTGGTGAGTAACATATGCACCGATGTGGCCGACTTCGCCCGCCAGATCGGGGGCACGGTGGTGTGTAAACCGTTGTCGTCGCTGGTGTTCGCCGAGGACGGCGAGGACCCGACCAAGACGTACACCACGATCATTGACCCCGCCGCAGTCGACACCGACGGGTTTGCCGCGACCGCGCACCTGGTCCAGGAGTACATCGACAAGGACCACGAGGTTCGGGTCACCGCAGCCGGGACGACACTGCTGGCCGTGTCGATCCGCTCGTGCTCGACAGCGGGCCGAGTGGACTGGCGCGCCGACTACGACTCCCTCACCTACGAGAGGATCCCTGTGCCCGAGGCGGTGGCGGCGGGCATCGACCGGTTCCTGACCCAGATGGGCCTGGCCTACGGCGCGTTCGACTTCGCCGTCACCCCATCCGGGAAGTGGATCTTCCTGGAGTGCAACCCGGTGGGCCACTGGTTGTGGCTGCAACACGAGACCGGCGCCCCCATCGCTGACGCCCTCGCGCAGCTGCTGCTGGACGGACCACGGCGATGACGTGGCAACGGCACGCGGACCGGCTGGCCGACGCTCTGACCCGCGCCGGGGCCCTGGCCCCTGACTGGCGGGAGGCGTTCGCCCAGACCCCCCGGCACGTCTTCGTCCCCCACTACTTCGCCGACGAGGACAACAGCCGGGTCGACGCGGACACCACGGCCGGGCTCGCCGCGGTGTACGCCGACGAGTCGCTGATCACGCAGGTCGCCCCGCACCCCGCGGGCGGCTTCACAGTCCCCACCAGCTCATCGACGCGGCCGAGCCTGATGGCGCGGATGCTGGACATGCTCGATGTCACCAGCACCACGACGGTCCTGGAGATCGGCACCGGCACCGGCTACAACACCGCCCTGCTGTGCCACCGTCTCGGCGACCGGCAGGTGACCAGCGTCGACATCGATCCCCTGCTGGTCGAGACCGCACGCACACGACTGGCCGCCCTCGACTATCACCCGCACCTGGCCGCAGGAGACGGCGCAGGCGGCGTACCCGCCCGCGCCCCGTTCGACAGGATCATCGCCACCGCGGCGGTCACCGCCATCCCCCCAGCGTGGATCACCCAACTCACCGCCGGCGGCAGGATCGTGGCCGACATCCGCGGCGACCTGGCCTCCGCGCTGGTCGTCGCCGACAAGACCAGCGCCCACCAAGTACACGGCCGATTCCACGACACACCCGGGCACTTCATGTGGCTACGCGCCCGCGCCGAACACCCCCTGCGCAACGGCACCGACCCGGCCACCGTGTTCGACTTCACCGACCCGGAACACGCCACCACCACCATCCCCATCGACGTGTTTGCCGACCGCAGCTTCCGGTTCCTACTCCAGGCCGCCCTACCCGACCTTGGACCCATCAGCGGACCAGACGGCGGCGGCGTGTTCCTCCACGCCGAGGACTGCTCCTGGATTCAGCTGCGGCCCGGCCGGGACACCGCCACCGTCACCTACGGCGGCCCCCGAGCGCTGTGGCCCACCGTCAACGACACCTGGCACCGCTGGCACCGCTGGCACCGCCCCAGCATCGACCGGTACGGCATCACCGCCCACGACGACGGCCGACACCACATCTGGCTCGACCACGACCACACCACCGTCGCCACCACCGGAGCATCCTGCGCCCTCACCCTGCCTGACGCCACACGATTGCAGGGCCGGCCCTAG